ATCTTGGCTCAGTTCAAATATCTATTCCGTCATATGTTAGTGATATTTTCGGCAAGGCTGATGCTCTAATATACGCTCTTTGGGTTGATGTTGTTTATAGAAGAAATGGTGTTGCACAACGCCTGTTACAACTCGCAGAACAACAGGCTAAGTGTTATAATGGAGATTGGAAACCGGATTGGAATTCTAATGAACATAAGTATAATATCATGCGAACCCGTGAATATGGTATTACTTCTTGTAGTAGTTATAACGAGGGAGCTATTTACTTCAAGAACAAAGAAGATGCCCAAGCCGTTATTGATAATCCGAATTTCAGAAGCATTCTTGATGCAATCTATAAGGACTAAGGCTTATGAAGGAAATGTTCTTTAAAAGTGTAAAGTTCCGTGAAGTTCAGCATTTGGCATTCTCGGATGAATATATAACTGCATACGTATCGGTAAACCATGTTCCTAAGATACACCTAAGTGTAAATACACCTCGTGATGAATATGGGTTTGCGAAAGGTAAATCAAAGCGTTACTTTAGAGTGGGGTTTGGAAAATGGCTCACCGAACGAGCGTTTGTTAAGAAATATTTTAGTGAAGAATAAATGAATATAAAAAAGTCAGATATGGGAAATAAGATTAATGTAGCGGAAATCCTAAAGGATAAGCCGCAAGGAACTAAGTTGTACGACTTATTACGCAATATAGACGTAGAGTTAGATAAAGTCCACACAACAGACGTTGGTACTTATATAGAATGTACATCAACTAATGAAGTAGGCAGTACTCTTTTGTTTGATTATTCAAAACTAGGTACAGAAAAATGCTGGCTTGAAGGCTTACGGATTCTCCTTCCTTCTAAGAATATGCGTGACTGGGGCAAGTTCGCCTGGAAGAAGGGCGATTTGCTTATCAATAGTTGTGGATTTCAGTGCATTTTCAAAGAATGGGCATCTGATGATTATACAAAGTTCAACGGATGCTATTCTAATAGCAGGGATGGTTACGAAGACGTATCAAATGCAGAAACAGCTAAGTTTGACAAGTTAGATAACAATATTGCCTATGGATATGTCAGAGAGATTGAAAGAAAATTAGGAGGAATATTAAACCTCACCACTTTGGAGATTGAAAAGCAGTATGAGTTCAAGAATGGAGATATAGCTTTTGCCGACTATGGTAATAGACAAGATGTATTTATAGTATCAGACAGAACTAATTTATCAGAAGGTTATAGCTCATTTATTTCTTTAGATTTAAGTAGTCTAACTTTGAGTATGGGCTATAGAACTAGTTTCTTTAAGAAAGACCTTTGTAAACTTCGCCTTGCCACAGAAGCAGAGAAACAGCAGCTCTTTGATGCTCTCGAAAAGGAAGGCAAGGCTTGGGATGCTGAGAAGAAACAGATTGTGGACTTGAAGCCAAATATTGAACTCAAGCCTTTTGATAAAGTGCTGGTAAGAGACTTTAGTAGAGATAAATGGAGTATAAGTTTCTTTAGTTTTAAAAAGGAAGACTTGTACGTATGCATAAATCATTGTAGTTGGAATCAATGTATTCCTTACGAAGGCAACGAATCATTGTTAGGTACAACTAAAGATGTGGAGGTAAGTTATGGACGAAGCTTTTAAGAAAGAACTTATAGAGCATTGTAAAAGGCAAATGCAACGCTTTGAGAGAATGGGAAGAACAGATTCTTTCGCATATAAAGAACATGCTGTTTTACTTAGTTTTCTTGAACGTCCATATTTACCTTTTTAATATAGTAATAGTTATGATAGACATAAAGAAGAAAATCCAAGCCGCCAGAGATTACGCAAGCAAAAGCTATCGTGTAATCAGAAAGGTTAGCAAAAACGGCTTTATGGTTCAAAGAGATAAAAATGCCGATAAGCATTTCTTGGATGGCATTGATTGGGCAGAGAAAGAGATATTCAAAGATTTGATTCATAATGCTAACGAAGTTCCTCAAATTGGCAGAGGAAGGATTCTTGCATACTCAAGAGACTGCGGTTGTAGAAATCTTTACAACCTATACGATATGATGTACAAGACTGATTGCGGCACATATCAAGAAATGTGGGAATTAGAAGTTAAAGCTTACTATTTGGATGGTTGGATATACGCAGATGAATTGTTTGACTTAATTATCAAAGGAGGTGAATGTAAATGACCGATGCAGAATTTAATAAGTTTGTGCTTATACTAGAGAATGAAGCGTTTCGGTTTGCAAGAAGTCAAAACGTATTAAAGGAACATCGAGGGGTGATAGAGCAGTCTTTCAAGATAGGAGGGATGTTCATCCTTCGAGAGTTGGAAAAGTATTTTAATCAAAAGAAGTAAGCGTATGATATTATATGAGAATCAATGTTTTGAGCTTTTAAAAGCTTTGTGTTATAGTGTCCCACAGAATCCAAATGTCGGTAGGTTTGAGATTGCAAACGTGATACTTGACACATTACAAAAAATAAAAGATGCTGATTAACAGCTTTCGGGCACAAATTTAAAGATAATGACAAAGGAAGAAATATTGGAAAAGGCATCTGATTTTGAGGATGAAGATGAGTTTGTGAAGTGTGATAGATTGCCGTTCACTGAAGAATTGTGGCTTTTACATCAGCTAGTGTATATTGGCTTGTCTTGTACCTATACAGGTCGTGGTTATATAATTGAGAAACTTAAAGATTAGTAAAATGGAAGCAAATGATTATTTGAAAGCCATGCAAGCTATGGACGAATTGGATAGACTTGTAACTAGTGTTTATCCGGATAAGTTCAAGTTGGTCTGCAAGAAGCATGGAATAGATGAATGCGAGGCGATGAACATGTATTCGTACTTGCAAAAGATGCATAAAGGTCAGTCTTGGTTAGTTAGATACAAGCCATTGGAATATCTAGAGCGTGTATTAACACTAGCCAAAGAAGCTTATGCGTCTTACATGAACAACGGCTTGATTCTAAGTATGGTCAATTTTGGTGATAAGTACACAAGAATACTTGTAATATTTGAGAAAGATGGCGTAAGAAGCCAACAAGAATTTGACCTTAGAGAGCAAAGAACATATGTTGATATAGCGGACTTTATTGGAAATGGTTACTCCATCGTATCTGTTATCCGTCAGTCTGACAATGTTGATAGCGAAAAATTTGTTGGAGAAAAGGATGAGCGAAGTCATAGTATTCCTATTTACGATGGTGATGTAATGCTTTGTTACGTGAATAAACCGGAATTTTGGAGTTCCGATTGGCGTAATAGCGGACTTTATATTTGTGAGAACGGCTCATATCATAGATTGCTATACACTCCGAATAAGGGGTACATAAGACATGGAGAGCCTGATGTAGATGAAGACTTCACCCTGGATATTGGGGAAGAATCCTTCAATAGTTATGTTATGACTTTAAGCCAGTCTTGGTATAAGTTGGGTAATGTTCATGCAGGTATAGGCTTTTTGAAGGAGAAAGAATAGAAGAGTAAAAGGAGAGGAATATCATTTCCCCTCCTTTGCCCTAATCTCCAGCTCGATAGGCTTGCCGCAATGGGGGCAGATGATAGCCGGATGCGATAAGGTTTCACCATCAATAGCAAGGAAACTAGATGGCGAGCAACCACAAATACTAGCTATTTGTTCTACTTTCGCAAATGAAATTGAGCCATTATTGATTTGTTGCGATAAAGCTGATTGGGTAATACCTAACTTTTCAGCTACAGATGAAATGGTTTGCCCATGACTCCTAATTATTTTCTTTAAGTCCATACCTTATTATATATAAGTGAATACTAATATTTATTATGCTGCAAAGATAGCTTATTTTTTTTTAACTGCCAAAGAAAAAGAGTTAAATATTAGAATTAGCTAATAATTAGTGAATAAATGTTTAGAAATAGCTTATAAGTGTTAAATAAGTGGTAATATTAGAAATTTCTTATAGAAATATTTGGCAATATTAGAAAAAACTACTATCTTTGCAATGTCTTTAAGAGATAAAGGCTTTAAAGTTTAACTATTAATTGCTGCTATGCAGCCGAGTCGGCACTCGTAAAACGGTTTGAGGATATGACTACTTCAATTAAGAACAAGATGAGAAAGGTAATGCAGTTAGCACATAGAGCCTATCAGTTGAAATCAAGTTCAATGTCTTGGGTTGAGTGCTTGAAACAGGCTTGGCAGGTTGTAAAGCTTGAGTCAGCGATGAAGACCAAGGTAGTAGAGTTCTTCTTTATGAAGATGAATGGTGAGGTAAGACAAGCCTTTGGTACTCTCCTTCAGAGCCACATTGACTATACTCCAAATGGTACAGGGCATGCAGCATCAAGAGATTGCATCCGCTATTGGGATGAAGCAAAGGGCGCATGGAGACAATTCAAGGCTTACAACTTCTTGCGAGTTGCATAAAGATATATTCACGTTCTAAGGTGTTTGGTGAGGCTTAATAGGGGGTGTGCCTTTAAACACCCCTTTAGTTTAGGACTTTTAAAGTATTTGAGATATGGAGACAATTGCTAAGTGTTTGAAAGAAGTGTTCTACAAAGGGCATCATATTACCAAGGTGGAGGACGTATTCGGTCAGGTTGCCGTTCGCATTGATAATGTTGTTGAACCAGACTATGCTAGCATAGCCGATGCAAAACGAGTAATCAATGGTAAACCCCTAAGTGGTTTAATGATGGCTATATGTGGGACGAAGCCAGCAAGAAGGTCGTAAAAGACCCTAACGCTTTCCGATGGGAGGAGTAAGAAAAGATAAGGTAAAGAACTTAATACAATTGATTATGGAAAAGTTTAATGATGGCAATTATGTATTCGAGATAACAAACGAGTTTCCGGATGGCTATGAGATTTGGGCGATTGGTCGAAGAAATTTCAAGCACAAAGGCTACGTACCATTGTGTGAGGTCGATGAGAGCCGCTACGTCAAAAGAGATACCTTGAAGGCTTTGAAAGTCAAGGATGAAGCATTAGCTTTGACTTTGCTCTATGAAGCCGTTAAACGAGGTGTTAATAAGAAGAAGTATAACAAAATGATTAATGCATAAGAAAATGGATGAGAATTTTCTGAATGTGCTCTATATCGAGCATACAGATAAAATAGGCGTTCTAAAGGACGATAAGGAAGAAAGGGTATCAATTATCCTTGGGACGGACAAAACGCTTGTAGAACGCAAAAGAGAGGGCAAAACGTACCTTCTTGTACCATTGACAAAGAACCATACTTTCAAGTGCAATGGCGATAGCTTGGAGGTTGATGGCAAGATTATCCCTAGCAAGGTATTTTTCCGCAAGGATGCTTGCCAATGGATTGAGATTGATGAAGAAACATTATCTAAGGTTGCGTAATAAATAAGGAGTTTAAGCTATGAAAGTATATGTAGTAATTTCTTCATACCAACATGGATTAGGTGAAGCTGTAGAAACTGATGCAGAAGTCTTCGATACCAGAGATAAGGCTAGAAAGGCGATAAGGCACAAAGGAATGAACACTTTGGAGAATTACAAGCGAGTTTTGAATTGCGATGATTATCTATACAATATCTCAGATTCTTTCTTTCATATCTCAGACAGCGAAGGAGAGACGTGGGATAATTTTGATATTGTAGAACGAGAAGTAAAGTAATAAGACTATGGATATTAAGATTATCAAAGACATCTTAGATGATGCAAAGGAGTGCGGTTGCATTGCAGGAATTTCACTCTCTAATGGGCAGTTAACTCATGCAAACTTTAGCAAATCAAAGTTATTTGATTTTACTGCCGATGTTCTTTATAACAAAAAAAAGCATTTGATAACTATACTTGGTGAGAACGGAAACAGAGATTACATTGATAGTGACTCTATCATACGTATCTTTATTAGAGAAGGTGTTTAACAATTAATTATAGGAGAATATGGATGCAGGTCATGTGAATGTGATATTAGGCGAAGCCGAGGACAAAGGTCTTAGAGGAAGTATCAACTTGGTAGGTGGAGCAAAAATAAGTTTCGACTTCAATAGTGTTGGTGGTGAAACCTCTTTCAATTGCAATACAAAGAACAGAACACTTATGATTGGAAGTGGAAGTACAGTAGTGTTTACACGTAAATATATTGATTGTAGCTCTATCCAGTATATTGAAGTGTTTGAACGTACAAACTAATTATAGGAGACAAGAATATGAATGTACTAGACTATTATGAGGTTGTCACCTCAAAGATTTTCAAGTTGGAAAGCATGAACGATGGGCTTGTATTGATAGCACCGGAGCAGGAGGTGGATGGAGTCCGTTCCTTGATGGTGGGATTATATGTGCCAGAGCATGAACGATACAAGATGTACACTTTCCGTTCATCTATGAATGAGGGCGAACTTGGCGACAAGTACAAGGCGATGGTCGCCACGATGGATGTGCTAAAACCGGATTGGGACAGAATCAGAAAGAAAAGACGGAAGAGGTTCTAACCTCTTACCGTCTGTAGGATGCAAGCTATTTCAAGATTATTTTTAGAAAACATGAAAATAAATTAGAGTTTCCTTGTATTTCTCGAAGGTTTTTGTTACCTTTGCGGATGCAAATAATAAAACAATGAGCTTATGAAAGTATTATCAATTCGTCAGCCGTATGCTTGGTTAATCGCTATCGGCTGCAAGACCATTGAGAACAGAACATGGAATAGAAAGTTCCGTGGTCGTTTCCTTATTCATGCTAGCCAAGCCAAACCCGAAAAACTTGACGGATGGCAGGAGAGCGCAATGAAGAAATATTGCCAAGAGCATGGTATTGTTATTCCAGACTTCAAAGACTTGCCAACGTCAGCCATTATCGGCAGCGTAGAGTTGGATGATATTCAATTCCATGAGGCTTATCCGGATGCATTTGCTGAAGATTTCCAATATCATTGGTTCTTGAAGAATGCTAAATTGTTCGATAAGCCGATTAGAAACGTCAAAGGCAAGTTATTCCTCTGGGATTATGAGTATAATGAAGCCGAAATGTAAAATAACAATACTTTTGTAATAAAAATACAAGTCATTGAAAATTAGCGCAAAAGTGTTTGTTCTCCGATGGGTTAGATAAGAAGTAAATGTAAAAATAAAGAAAGCCTCAACCTCTAACGAGATTGGGGCTTTTACAGTTGTCCTAGTGTGTCTCACCATTATTATTTCGTTCAATCAAAGGTAAGATACCTTTCTCCTTTAGGAACTCATAGAGAAAGAAACGCCCTTTTTGAGTCCATTTCGTGTTGTATTTGATGGTTTGTTTTCCATCATTGTGCGTAATGGTCACTGGCTCGCTATTCACATATCCCTTATCCAAATATTGGCGGTACAAGACCCATTGGTCAGAAACCTTGTGCTGGATACCATGCTCATGCAACAATTTGTTGAATGCTTGCGGACTCATTCCGTAATCCTGCGCCATTGATGTAATCACGCTTGTGCTCTTGTTCTTCATCATCACATCGAAGTAAGTAGTCTTAGGCTTCATTGTTGTAATCTGTGCGCTCAGTCCGACAATCTCCTGCGATGCCTTGGCAAGTTCCTCTCTCTGTTGCTTGTTCTCCAAGGTCAGCACTTGGTTCTTCTCGAACTGGTCAGCCCAAGCTCTTGCTGCTATAGCCGGATTGGTGAAATCGGGCAAAGATGGAACACTCTGCATTCTTACCTTTTTCTCAACCTCAATGAAGTACTTGCGAATCATCCTACCTTTCTCATTGTTCTCAATCATACACAACTCCTTCGCCATGTCTAAAGATAGGGCGTACTCCTTGCTTGGTCTGCCACCTTTTGAGTTTTTAAGATTTTCCTTAAAAACCTCATAGTCTTGATTTTCAACGAATCCGTACTTTTCAATACGCTCTTGAATCCAATTCGCAAATTGATACTTGCTACCCAACTTTTGGTGCAGCTCTCTTGCATTGATGGCTTGCTTACCATCACGTTCTTCTACCTTGATGAGTTCAAAGCCTTCAACCTTGATTTTCTCACTTTGATTTACGAATGCTCCCAGCATGGGTGCATCATTCAAATTCTTTTCTAAATAATCTTTCATTTCTTAATTTGTTGATAATTTATATTTGGCTGTGGTGGAAACGAAAAGCCCCATCCGCTAAAGTCACGAGTGCGGACAGGGCTTGTGTCATTCATCCACTATTGTAGAGCGATGGACGGAATAACAATACTCCACGCTTGGAGCAAATGAAAATATTTAATTTTAAATTTTAAAAATATAATCTATATCCTCATTAGCCGTGCTCGTGACTTCACAACCTTGTTATTTTCGGCTGCAAAGTTAATGCTTTTCTTGTTAACTTGCAAACGCTTTAGTGTTTTATTTAAAACGTTAACGTTTGTTTTGCTTTGGAGGACTTCTGTCCTCACCAGCACGACCAATTCTTATGGCACATTTCTGCACATTACTTCTTCTTTCCATTGCTCACGGAATTTAATTGTTAAACATCAAAGATAATGTGCAGTTGTTTCGGTGTGCCTCACCATATATGTTACGCTACCATTGATAGCATTTCTTTTGATTGCATCTGAATCCATTGACAAGCATCCTTGCGGAAAAAGATGTCAGAATCGAGCTGCTTGCCATCCACTATGATGTAATTACCCTTATACTCAAATTTGTGGTTTCGGGTCAATGGGACTAGCAGATAGACCGCCATGTCCTTTTTATCCAACACCAGTGTAAGGTCAGTACCCAATATATGTGAAATAGTGTTGTCTTTGTCGTCACACAATACACCAATCTTCTCATCGTAGCTCACGTAGAGAGCATCCATTAAATTCTTATCCATATCTCTTAAATATTTAATGTTCAAAGTCCGGTGCAGTTTAGCGTGTGCCTCACGAAATCTATTACAAATCACACTCGTATGAGTATTGCTTTTTCAGCTTGTTCAATGCGTTCTCGGTAACGTAGTAGATGTTTTCGAAATACTCGCTTTTCTTGATGCTCCGGCTTTCCTTCAGCTCTACCTTGTGATTGAATGTCACTTCGTAGCGGTTTGCGATGCTTGTAATCAGGAAATCGACCTCACGCTTATGTCTGTCCAGCTCGGTCTCTTTATACTCACCACGCTTGATAAATGCGTCCTTGTTCGTCTCTTCGATGGTTGCAACCATGTTGCCTTGCATCACAATAATCTTTGCGCTCATATCTAGTTTCTTTTTAAATCGTTAGAAATCTGTTATGCGACTCTCATAAGGTTTGCCTTCTTGAAGCAACGCCATTCTTCTTTCTCGGTATCGAAGTACACTTGGCAAGTGTCATTCATCTTGCGACCTGCACCCTGTGTAGCTGGGATAACCTTCTCGCTCAATGTGCCGAATGCCTCACGCAAGCTGCCATCAACCTTCTGAAAGTAGAACTTCACGATGCGCTTCTTCATCTGACCCTTCAGCTTGATGTTCATCCAAGCAACCTTTAAAGCCTCGCTCATTGTGTAGCCGTTCTTCTTGATGAACTGCCAAGCAAGCTTCATTACCTCACTCAATGTATTTCTTAATGTAATAGCCATAATCACTATACCGTTTTACGAGTGCCGACTCGGCTGCATAGCAGCATCTAATAGTTAAACTTCAAAGCCTTTATCTCTTAAAGACATTGCAAAGATATAGATTTTTTTCTATACTACCAAACAAAAATATAAGTTTCTTTCTATATTTAACCTTTATTCACTATTATAGTCCGATTTCTATAATATTTTTAATTTTATAAAGATAAATCTATTAATCCTTTGTACTTTCAAATCTTTTAGCTATCTTTGCACCATAATATAATATATAATTAATTCTATAATGTTATGGATATAAAGAAAGCAATAAAAGAAAGTGGATTTACCATATCAAAGGTTGCAGAAAGGTTGGGTATCGCTCAACCATCATTAACCGCTCAACTTATAAATGGTACTATGTCTATATCGCGTGCAAAAGAGATTGCCGATATAATAGGTGTATCTCTTTCTGAGCTTGTAGCGGACGAAAACGACCAACAGGGTATTTCCTTTGTTTGCCCTCATTGTGGCAAACCGATAACTTTGCATATAGATAAGTAACGTGGGGTGTTCCTCACTATGTTCAATAATTTAAAAGTATGGGATTATGAAGAAGATATGTTTTGTATTTACTTTGGCTCTATCTGTATTGGTAAGTTGTACCTCCAAAGAAGATAAAGCGGATGCACTAGTTAAGGATAGAGGCTTTGATTGCCCACATATAGAAAAGCTAGAAGAGTTCAACTGCAATCCGGCATCATCTGTCCTTATGATGACAGCTTATAATTCCTTGTGGCAGAATGATTCCTTGATGAGAAACATGGACTTGTCAAGCAATAACATTAATTATGTTTATGGAAAGATAGTTAATCAAGAAGCCAATGCAAAGGGGTTGCTGGAAAGAGCGGATATTCTTTCCACCTCGTCTTCTGCCAAAGAAGAGTTATGTGGATATTACGCCACCATTTCACCAACTAAGATTAATGGCTCTTTTGTGGATAAAAATAGAAAATGCACTAAATATGAAGTGTTCTTTGACAAAGATATGAAAAGTATCATAGGAATACATCCAATTCGTAAATAAACGAATTAACAGGTTTAGTGTTGTAAAGTTAGTATATTGACAATTTAAATAAATGTGATTATGAAGAAAATTGCTTACGTATCCATTATTGCAGTAATTGTTGTCATTTGTGGTTACGCAATAAAGGTTGCCTCTGAAAGAGACAAGATGATAGCTGAAGAGTGGGAACAACATGAAATACGAGCTATATCCAAGGATTCCTGTATGCCAAAACGTGACTTGGTTTTAAAAAAATATTTTGGCAAAAGCTATAAGGTGATTGATAGTCAGTTTTATAACAATAAGGGTTATAATGATCAGAATGGTAGCTTTAGTGATAAAGGAACTGTAGAGGGTGTTGTGGAAGGGAAAAATGGGAAATTTTCGTATGATATGGAAGTCTCAATTCCTTATAGGAACCCTAAAGATTGGAATTTGGAATCGTTGATAGTGAAAGACTTGAAATCATGTCATTATGTATATATCGTGAGAGATGGGAAGCGGGAAGACCCAAAAGAATACGAAAAAGCAAATACTATCAGTTCTTCTAGTGAGACCGATGTGTATGTTTCGGATGAAGACCTGTATTCAATAGAGGATGCTCTTCAAAAAGAGTGGAATATTAGCAATGCTTCAAGTTCCGTAGGTGCGGAAAGCTCCAATGTGTTCAAGGTGAAGAAAGAAAGCGTTAGTGGACGTGAGGTCACTGTTTCTTATTCTTTGCGCTCTACCTATAGTGGTCAGAAGAAATTTGTTGATTTGCATGGTGTTGTCAAGAAGAATAGTGATGGCTCTTGGAGTGTTGTAAACTTAGGATATTAACAATTTAAATAAATGTGATTATGAAGAAGAAAGTGATAATTGCCATCATCGTAGCTATCGTTGTGATAGGTGGCGGAATTGGTGGCTACGTGTACCATTCCAACCAAGTTAAGGCAGAGAATGCTGCTATTTGCAAGTCTAAGGCTAAAGATATACGTATGTCTTCGATTCGCCTTATATATGGACTAAAATTTATAACAGCTGATTATATTACGAATTGGAATAGCTCAATAGAAAACGAAGTGGCAATAAACATGAGTAATAAAATCGTAAGTTGCGATGATTTTTCTAAGGCAATGTCTTGGAGATGGTCTTTTTATGATAAGGTTGGGTCTTTTCAAAGAGTGGATAGCTGCGTAAACAAAATGGCAAGTGATTTGTCTTTATTGGCAAAAAACGAAGAGTCAGACAAGCAATTAGTAGAAAAATTTGAAAAAGAATTAGAGATAATTGAAAAAATCAAATCTTTAACAAAGAGACCAACCGGAACGCTTTTAGAGTATTCTGAAAACGTATCTTCCTTGTTTAGCAAGCTCTATGAGCTTGATGATGAAATATCAAAGACTGTCTTGATTGAAGAGTTGCATGGAAGCGAACGTGTAAAGTTGACATTATGTGATGTTTGGGGAGAGGGGTTATTGGATTACCCAAAAGCAAAAACAAAAGTTATAAAAATAACGGCAAAGGATTATGTTTTCATAGACTTAAAGGATAATCTTAATAAATTATCAGATTAGCTATGGAGCTTTACTTTGTTATTATTATAATAAGGTGTAATTTTAAAAATAAGTTTCTAAAAGAAAATAAAGTTTAAAAGAATAAAGAAATGCACTAAATAATTTGCTTGTTTCAGAAATTATGCTTACCTTTGCAAACGAAATCAGAAATGGTTTAGCCGTGAAGTCGTGAGCATGGTTACTGGGATAAGAAGAAATTTAGAAGTCTTCGGACTTTTCTATACTTTTAGCCTCGTTCGCTACTCACGACAATAAGCGGACGGGGCTTTTGTTTTGTCCCAAAGGTAAGAGGCATACCTGTAAAACTGCCGTGTTTAATTAATAATTATGTAGAGTAATGAAGACGATTTCATTGAAATTGGTAGGCACTAAGCCTTTGATGGTTCACAATCCAAGAGTAGTTGACCCATTCGACAAGTACAAGAAACTTTTGCAGCCATTGACTAGCAAGCGAACAAAGACGGATGATGATTTGTTGGAGATTTGTCGTCTGCAATTCCTTGCATCCTTGTACTATCGCAATGGTGAGTATGTATTACCGCAGTCGCACGTAGAGGGTTGTTTTCAAGCTGCTGCCAAAGAACGTAAGCTTGGTAAGAAGTTCGAGCGTTCCTTCGGCCTTTATGGTGATGGTGTATTGCAATTCAAGGACAACGACAAGACACCGGAAGAACTTTTTGAGGTTGGGCGCACAAAGGAGGGTTATTTTGACCCATCAACTTCCTATGTTGACACAAGAGCGTGCGGTATCAAAGGTTCGGTCAAAGTCCCTGCAACAAGAGCGATTTTCCCAGAATGGTCAACGGAAGTTACTTGCTGGTTCGATGAGACGCAGCTGAACGAGGAGGAAGTATTACAGGTGGCTGAGATTGCAGGTCTTCGCTATCATGTCGGTACTTACAGAAAGCTTTATGGAGCGTTTAAAGTAGAAAAGAAATAATACACATAACTACAAAGGCATGAGTGAGGTATGGTGCGGTCGGGTCTGGTAAGGTTCGGTTTGGTGTGGTATGGTCCGGTTTGGTAAAGTATGGTGAGGTAAGGTTTAGTAGAGACGAACTCCCTACATGGTGGTTATCTAAGGTTCGATTCCTTGGTAGGGAGCAACATTAAAAGAATGAGGATATGAAAGAAGATATGAAAAATGGCTTTGATGGTTTGGAGGAAGAAATCCTTTCCACATTTAAAGATGGTCAATTGATTTCGCATGAATGGATGAAGTCAAAGTTTGGCATTACTACTTTATGTTGGGATGATTACAAGGATGTTCAGAAGTTATTTCAAGCGAAGGACAAGCAGCAGTTTGATTATATGACCATGGTAGATAAATTGCGTTGGGATATGTTGAAGCGAAAGAAATGCTATTTAAAAAATATCTATAGTTATGGCTATGTGATTGTTCCAAAGGAAGAACAGGCTGAATATGGATTCACTCATACGATGAAGGAAATCAAGGAGTCTTTGCGCAAAGGTGCTTTGATAATAGGGAATGTGAGACCTTTGCCAATGTTTGCCGTATCATCATATAATGATATTAAAAGCCGTTTCAGCACAATAAAAAGCGTGTTGTCTGCGTTAAAGTTATAGGCTGTCGTGATTTGATGGTCTTTATATATAGAAGAAAATAAGTAAGAATTGAGCCTTCTGCATGTGAATGTGGAAGGCTTTTTTGTACCCAGACCTTAATCTTTGTATTTAAATCTTTAGTGAAATAACATACTTTAATGCCTTCGTTAATTCTAAGACTATTAGCTAATTTTGCCAAATAAAAAGTAAAGAAATGGCAGAAATACAATTTAATGTTCGGGCGAATTTCGAGCAGGTTACGAAACTTCGTTCAGAGTGTGAAAAGTTGAGGGCTGAGTTGTTGAAGACCAATAAGTCAACCGACCCAGCTATTGTTGCGGATTTGACGGAAAAATATGCAGATGCAAGTAATCGCTTAAAGGATTTAACGCAAGCAGCTTCAAGAGCCGCTTACGTGATGTCTTCTGAGTTTAATAAGAAGATGCAAGCAGCCGCAAGGGAAGTTTATAGCTATGAACTTCAAATGCAAGCTACCAAAGACCGAATTGAGAAAATCCAACAGCAAATCACGAACAAGAGATTAACTCTTGGAGTTACAACGGATAAGTCATCCATAGATTCTTTACAGAAGAATATTGACTATTTAAAAGGCTCTTTGGCAGGTCAAACAGCTCAGTTGAAGAACTTAGAAGGAGGTGCTGTCGGTGCTCGTCAGACCTTGGAGAATATGCGAAATGAGTATGTTTTGTATGCAGGTTCAGCGAATCCGGCAAAAGAGGCAACAAATATGTTGACCGATAGCATGAGCCAAATGATAGAACGTATGAAGTCCGCTCCAACTGCCGGAGAGGGTATGTCTAGCTTGTTCCAAAGAGTTACTGGCGATGCTCACATGCTTTCGGCAACATTACTTGGTGGCTTAGGATTTGAACAATTAACACGTAGCGTTTTTAATACTCGTTCCCAATTCCAACAACTTGAAATATCTTTCAATACCATGCTTGGTAGTGCGGATAAGTCCAAACAATTGATGGACGAACTTATCCAAACGGCAGCTCATACACCTTTCGATATGTCCAGCATTACGGGTGGCGCAAAACAACTTTTGGCATACGGAACGGAAGCGAAAGATGTTAATAAAACCCTTGTCCAGCTTGGTGACATTGCTTCGGGCTTGAATATTCCGCTTGGAGACCTTGTTTATCTTTATGGAACGACCGTCTCGCAAGGAAGAATGTTTACAATGGATTTGCGTCAGTTCATGGGTAGAGGTGTCCCATTAGCAGAAGAATTGGGTAAAATCTTACACCAAAACACAACTGAGGTTCAAGAGTCTGTTTCTAAGGGAAAAGTCACATCAGACATCTTCAAGGAGGCTATTGCTAATATGACGCAAGCTGGCGGTCGTTTCGGAGGCTTGATGGAGCAACAATCAAAGACATTGGAGGGTCAGTGGAGTAACATTGGCGATTCCATCCAGCAAGCGTTCAACGAAATCGGCAAAAAATCCGAGGGCGTGTTCTCTAGTGGATTGTCAATTATTTCTGCTATGGTAGAGAATTGGCAAGAGGTAATAAAAGTTATTGGTGTAGCTACAATAGCTGTTGGTTCTTATCGTGCATCATTAATGGCGGCTGCTTCTATTCGCAAAGCTGAGGAAGCGCAACAAGCCGATGATATGATGAAGGGAATTGATGCAGAAATCAAGCGTTTGCAAGACCTAGAGAACTCAAACTACAAGTCGCTGGGTAAGGACAAAAAGCAAGAGCGAGTAAGCAAACAACAAGACTTGGCAAGTATTGTTGGAGATACTGCTGTGTCCGATGACTTTGTAAAGGCAAGGTTAGATGCAGCCGAGCAAGAGGGCGTTATTTCGGCACAAATGCGTTCCCAACTAGAGACGAAACGTGAACTTTTACAGGCTCAACAACAAGCAACAGCACAAAGCCAGATAGAACTTGATGAAGAAAAGAGGAAGACCGAGGAACTGCGTCAACAAAAAATAGAGTCTCTTAAAGATGATTTGAAGACTACTACAGAGAAAATATCAAATCTTGATGATAGGGATGTAGAGTTGGCTAGACAATATACATCAGCCTTGAATGATTTGCAAGATGCCCAAGATTCCTTTGCTGAGGCTCAAAAATTGGTTGAGGAAACTGCTGGTGGCGCAAACTTAGCTTTTGATGCAGAGGGTAATGCCGTGAATGCGCTAGAAGCAAAAGAACGTTTGGAAACGGCAACAAAACAAGTGAATGTAGCTCAAACAAAAATTTCGACCATAGAAAGCGAACGTAAGACAATTGCTCAAACAAAGGAAAATCTAAGTAAGCAACAGTCTACGATACAAAATAATATAAATACCATTTCTCAAACTTCTAATACCACTGCCAAGAAAGCCGGAATATTGGCGACAACAACAGCCACTATCAAAAATGCACTTTATGCAGCAGGTACAAAGTATACGACTACGGTTGTCAATCTTTTTTCAAGTGCGGTAAGAAGTAGCGAAAAGGCTTTAAAAAGTATGTGGGCGGCAATGGCTGCTAATCCGATAGGTGCATTGATAACACTGGGAACAACTTTGTATTCCGTATTTTCTATGTTTGGAGACGAGACTGAAGAAATATCGGCTGATACTTCTCATTTTGGCGAAACGGCTAGTCTAACTACCAATAAGGTAGAAGCCTTGTTAAATGTAATGAAGAATACTGATAGCAGTACCGATGCACATAAAAAAGCAAAGGAAGAGCTTATTGGTGTTTATGAGCAATATGGTGTTAAATGTGATGGTGAAAAGGAAAATTTAGAAACTTTAAAAAACAAGCACGATGAATTTACTGCATCATTACAATTGGAAAATGATGAGAGAGAGAGGGCAAATGCCTTGATGTCGATAGCTTCCCAATATGAAGAGGCACGCAAATCTTTAGACGATAAGTTTGCGGATGATTTAGGTGGAAGTTGGTTGGATTTTGGACAACATATCAAGAAGGAAGATATATCTGCTGTTCAAATGATGTTTAAACAGATTGTACCCGATAGTACGATAGAAAAGATTGGCTCATTAAAGAAAAGTATGGATGATGCCACAAAGGGAACTTTAGAATATGCAAAGGCGGCACAAGACTATGATACCGCTCTTCGCTCGATGTTAGTACCATTTGAAGAATGGGGTAAAAAAATGGGATACAATAGTTTTCAGTTAGCAAGTTTGAAGAGTTCTATTTTGCGTCATGTTGATTCTGTAAATTCGTTGAAAGATAGTTATAAGAGAGCCGAAGAAGCGGTAAACAATGTAATCTTAAAAGGAGTTGATTGGAGTAATACACAAGCTCGAAATAATTGGGTAAATAAGCGGAATAAGATGTCCATAGACGAATTAACTTCTTCAACGGAACAACTTATTAGTGTTTGGAGTCGAACTTATGGATTAAATTTACTAATTAACGTTGATGATAGTAAAATTCCATCTTGGATGAAGTCAATGACAGATTCACAGTTGAAAGACTTATTGAATAGAAGATTACGAGACACCAAAACACAAGGTGATTATAAGAAAACGCATCATGGACGTAATTTAATTCTTAAAACAAATGGTGTATTTAGAAATCAACAACAAAGTTTCAATGATGCACAATTAGCAAAATGGGAACTAGACAAAAGAAATGCAAATAAGAATGGTAGAACAATATCAAACACAACCAAGACTACACCAAAGAAAACAGGTGCAACGGATGACCCACAAGCAAGAGCGTATGAACGCAAGAAGGCTGAGGAGGACTATGCCAAGTCTATTTCTTCCTATTCGGAGAAAGCTATCCAAGACATGACCAAGAACCGCATCAATGCGATGAATGAGGGTTATAGCAAGGAATTGGCTCAGATTACCGAGAATGCCGACAAGGAGAAAAAAGCGGTAGAAGAAGGTATAGACAAATTGGTTGAGGCTAGGAAAAAGCGTGACCAAGCTGTTTGGGTTAATTCCGGCAAAGGTCGTAAGGCTAATATGTGGAAACAGAGCAAAACCGATGAAGAGTACAAGAATGAGGTTTTGAATGAAACCATGAAGGATAGCAAGGGTAATCCGGTTAAGGAAAATGGCATGGAGATGACCATAGGTATGAACGTTGCTAATCAGATGAATGCAATTCGGGATAAGGCTGTAAAGCAGAATGAGGATGTGCTTGCTAAAGAAGCGCAAAGCATGTACGATTATCTGAAGACTTATGGCACATTCCAGGAGCAGAAGTTAGCTATTGCTGCCGATTATGCTAAGAGGATTAGCGAGGTTGAAAACTCTACGGATTCGGACTCAAGTAAGCAATGGAAGATAAAGTCTTTGAAAGAAGAGCAGAAGAAAGAGACGGATTCGGTTGAGGCTAGTGCTATTATGCAGAAGATAGACTGGTATCAAGTCTTTGGAAATGTTGGTGGCATTATGAAGGATGCGCTTGTTCCTTTATTGGCAGATCTGGATAAGTTCGTAGGTACGGATAAGTTCCAAAATTTGGGTGCAGACCAACAGAAGAGTATCGTTGATGCTATGCAGAATATCCGTAATTCGATTGGCAATACAAGTGATTTGGGTTGGAAAGACCTTGCTAGGGATGTTGTAGCTTATCAGGATGCTCTGAAGAATGCGAAAATTGCACAAGAGGAATACACGAAAACGGAAACTTTGCTTATACCTCGTATTAAGGTTTTGCAAGAACAGATTGAAAATGCGAAAAAGTCGGGCAATGTTGCAGAGCAAACAAGGCTACAAGAAGAATTGAATAAAGTTCAAGGTCAGTTAGCGGAGTCCGGAAAGAAGATTGTTACGGCTAACACAAAAGTTCGTACTAGTGGTCAGAAGTTGGCTCAAACGACACAGAATGTGACGCAACCGATTTCAGCTATCCATGAGTTCCTTTCTAATTCTGGAATATCTGATTTGGAAACTCTTTGGGATAGTTTTGACCAACTTAAAGGTGGAATAGACGGACTGAAAGCTTTGAAGGAGGCTAAAAATGCGGCTGACGGACTGAAGGATATGGGCAAGGAAGCCGCAGACGCAGCCGCAGATGCTGGTAAGAAAGCTGGTGATGCATTAACTAAAGGATTATCGCAAGCTGGATTTATTGGTCAAATCGTATCTGCCATCTTGAAGATACTTGATGTTTTGAAGGATGGTATCGGAACATTGATTAGTAGCTTGATTGATACAGTTCTGAATGCGGTCAATGGTATATTGAAGAATATCCTAAGTGGTGATTTTATCACACAGATTGGAGGGTCTTTGGTAAGCGGCATTGGTAATATTCTCAATACAATATCGTTTGGTGGATTCAATAGTTTGTTTGGAGTTGGTGGGAACGCAAAAGAAGTAAACCGGACTATAGATAAATTGACGGATAGAAATGAAATCTTGACGGATGCTATAGACAAGTTACGAGACTCCATAGACAAGAATAGTGGTATTAAAGCCGTAGAGGACGCTAAAAAAGCCGAAAACCTCCAAAAGGAGAAAGAACAAAATTTAAAGAGTATCATGGAGGCGCAAATGGGTTATCATGGCTCTCATCACAGTTTTAACGCTTATTTTCGAGGATTTTCGCAAGAGCAAATCAAAAAGGTGTCCGAAGCAATAGGCAGACAATGGAATGGTAATCTTAACGACTTGCAATCTGCTGATGAAGCAGCTGCCATTTTGCAGAATCCAGATATGGTTGAGGCTATCAAGAATACAGGTAAGGGTGGCTATGGAGGTAGAGTTCTTGAAAAGTTGAAAGACTATGCGGCTGAGGCTGGAACATTAGAGGAAATTGCTGATGACCTTGCAGAAAGCTTGACGCAAATATCTTTTGATAGTTTGAAGAGCGAGTTCATAGATACTTTGATGGATATGAATTCCTCTGCTCAAGACTTCTCTGATAATTTCTCCAAGATGCTTATGCAAGCCGTTCTGAAAGCTAAGGTGGATGATTTGTTGGGAAATGATATGCAAGCATTCTATGACGAATGGGCGGAACGAGCTGAGGCAAATGGTGGTAAATTGTCAAAGACAGATATAACTGCCTTGAAGGGAAAGTATGATGAAATGGTTCAAGAAGGACTGAAGATTAGAGATGAAGTAGCCGAAATTACGGGTTACAAGCAATCTTACGAGCAGTCCGCTTCTTCCGGTTCTTTTGAATCAATGAGTCAAGACACAGGCGATGAGTTGAATGGTCGTTTTACAGCGGTGCAGATCGCTACGGAGGGAACGTATGAGGAAACAAAACTCATAAATACCAAGTTGGATGCTATTGCGGCTCGTGATGGTGGCGCAGAGGGTAGCTTACTAACAGCTAGCGTGAATACTATTATGGGTAATGTAGGTAACATTTGGTTAGCTGTTGATGAGGGTAGGACTATCCTTGCACAAAGCTTGATGTACTTGCAGTCGATTGATGAGCGACAAGAGCGATGGCATAAGCCTATGTTGCAAGCATTCAATGATATACACGAATTGAAAGATAAAATGAGTAGATTGTAAACTTAATATGTGCCATGTTAAAGTAAGAGGGGAATGCGTGATGCACTCTCCTCTTTTTTTTATGGTGATAGTTTTTGTTTTTCACAATATAGATAAGTGTTGTTAAACTGAGTGCTAATTTTTGGTAGAGTGGAATATAATAGTTATCTTTGTGGTCGAATTTCAAAACTTATAAGGACATGAAGATATTAGAACCGAGATATGAAATCCTATCCCAAGGTGAGGGCATGGATGGAGTTTATAAACAGATAGAGTTGTGCGGTCGCACATGTTATGCGTCAAGTATGAAGATAGATAAAGACAGCGCAAAGCCTTTCGTTGAGCGTATGGTAAGCAGCAATCATCTTGCCATGTGTGAGCATGGAACGATTTACCTCCATGTAGCCTATGATGAAGGATTTTTTGTACCGGAGTCTTTAATGGTTAAGCACTATCGTGAGAATAAGTATTCAAAGGTGATGCAGATTGGTAACGACTACTATATCACAACCAACTACAGAGTGATAGTTGAGAATGAATGGTTTGATGACCTGGATTATATCTGCGAGCCTACGGAATGGCATGAGAAGCGAATAACCGTCCGCTTTACTACTCAGATTGCGGTAAGTAGAGAGGCTAACAGACATCGTGTTGATTCCGTAGCGGAACAAAGCACCCGATATTGCAACTATAGCAAGGATAAGTTCGGAGGCGAGATTGCTATCAACATGCCAAAGTGGGTTAGCGAGGATGATGCAGTTAATCCATCGTCTTATGATGGTGGAACATTTGTTGACCTTGCAAAGAACATTGGTAGTTATGAGCATTGGAGTCCGGTAGAAAAATGGTGGTTTGCCAATAGAGTATGCGAAATGATGTACTTGTCTTTGGTTAAGGATGATGGTTTGAAGCCACAAGATGCGAGAACTATCCTTCCGCTTGATACCAATACGGAGCTGATTCATACCGCATTCGTGAGTGATTGGCTTCATTTCTTTGATTTGCGCTCAAAGGGAACGACAGGAAAGCCTCATCCAGATATTGAGGTCTTGGCAACTCCATTGATGAATGAGTTCAAGGAACGAGGTTTGATTTAATCGCTTATGAAGAAGAAAGCCAAGCAAATAGCCAAGGTGATGAGCAATGACTCTTTGGAGGTTGTTGCTCAGATGATTGTTGATGAGGCTAAAGGTGTGCGCTATGAGGTGTATGCCGATGGTTCTAGCAAGAAAGATAAGTGTGGTTGCGGTTGGCTTGTGCTTCATAAGGGAGCGATTATCAAAAGTGGGAAATATACATTTATCACAGCCAAAGTGAACGATTCGGTGAGAGCCGAAATAAGGGCGGTCATTCATGCATTGGGTGATTGCCCTCCTTTGTGTTCTGTTGATGTGTATGTGGATTGTCAAGTAGCTATAGAGAGAATACAGGCTTGCAAGTTAGGAGATTTGCAGCCTATATATAATAAGGTAGCGAAAGGCAAGGTTATAAGATACCATTGGGTTAAAGCTCATAGAGGTAATATGTATAATGAAATGGTGGATTCTTTGGCTTTTTTCTGCTACAGAAAGTTAATTTTGTACCTACATATATAATAAGCGTTAAAATACAAAAGAAATACATTAAATAATTTGCATATTTCAATAATTCTTTGTATCTTTGCAATGTAATTAAGAAACAAGGTTACTAATTTTAAAAGGTGAGACACACCGTAAAAACTGTGATTCGTTATGAATACTAGATTGAGTAAGAAAGAGACAATGGTTTATGGCAACATCGGAGTGATGGCTGACGTAATCGGAGGTAATAAGTACTTCACTTTTGCAGATTTGTATGATTTCGATTTGGATAATACCAAGGATGAGTTGAAAGAAATATTAAACTCTTTGACCGAGAAAGGTTACTTAAAGAGTTTTAATGATTTCGATAAAACTTATCGAGTTTTGAAGTAAGAACACAAAGGGGATCCAAAATCCCCTTATAATATAAATTAAGAACGTGAGACACACGTAAAACTGTATTGAAAAAATGAAAAAGGTATTCACGATTGAGAATGCATTAACGCTTTTGTTTGCTCTTGAAATAGTATCATTAATATTTTTTCTAGGATAGGGCTTATGCAGATTAAGTTTGGTAAGATAAAGTTTACTGCGGCTAAGTCCGAAAAAGGATGCCGCTTTGATGCTTGCTATAAAGGTGAGCATGTGGCTTTTGAGAGTGAAGATATGTCTTTGTATGATGATGTCTTTTCTGATAATAGCAGAAGAGCAAAGGCAGCAAAGAGGGTGATTTACGAGAATATTAAGCACAAGTATTATGAGACCCATAGAGATTAGCGATTTCAACGCTGCCGATGAATTTGTCGTTGAGGCAATGATGCAAGATGGCAAATTCAAGGTTATCGGCAAGGTTATTATTGATAATAATCTTCTGAATGATGATGATTTGGAAACCATTTGGGATTATGCCAACTGGGAGACGAACGGCTATGAAAAGATGGTTGTCTCTAATGGAGTGTATAAAGGCTTAAATGCATTTAGTGATGGTCGAATGTTCTATGTAATTACGGATGATGAGGTCGGAGTGGTAAACGACAATATCATGGTACGTAAGCATTATGATGTCAACAATGGCTATTATATAAAGTCATCAAGGTTACACAAGGAGCAATCCAAGGATTTGTGGTGCTTTGGTAGTTGCGAGACCATAACTAACGAATATAAGTCAAACATTTTACATGAAGTACTTTATGGCAAAGATGAACCATATAAAGCCTACCTTTCTTGAAGGCGGTGAAGTCTGGCATGATATTGATAAGTTCCCGATGCTAGACCATACAATTCTAGTAGAGTTGCAAGTAAAAGGCTCAGACGGATTGATTTACCGGACGCAAGATGTATGTGTTGAGCGTGCGGATAGGTTCGTACCTACGATGTCTTTTGTTCCTAAGCGTTGGGCGTACGCAATAGACTTAGCTCAATGTAAGCAACTTGAAGGATAAAAACAAAATACAAAATTAAGAATTAGCATATGGAAGAATCAAGAGGTGTTTACACATTACCTGTCTTGTATAATGAACAAAGTGGTAGAAATGAAGGTGTATGTGTCAGAAGTGAACTTGGAGTAGTTGTTGCAATTGACAATGAAGATGAGTTTAAAGGTGTTTTTTCAAAGGATGGTGAGGTTGATGTATTCAAGCAGTTACTATCACAAGAAGTGTATCGTTTCAACACAGAACACCATGCATTCCCAACTGAACCTTTGATTTCTTACAAGATGGATGGCGACATTATCTTTGATTTCGTTGAAGTAACAATCGGAAAGATGTATGGCGGTTATGTTTATATCGTGCATTACAACTTTGCAAGCACGGCATCATAATAAACAAGTTTGATTATGACAGTAGTAAGAGAAAGATTAAAAATTGCGGCTCAGATTGAGGTGCTGGAAGATATTGCTATTGATTATAGGGGAAAGACTATAGATAACATAATCCAACAGCTAGAAGCGAGGTTGAGTGCATTGAAGTAAGTTCAAGTTTGAAGTTAAAAGTCAATGAGTGGTGGACGTTTTGATTATGCTCAGTATCGGATTGCTGACATATATACAAAGATAGAAGATTATGTTGATGGTCATCCATTGGATGAGGAAGACGAAAGATGCTTTCTCGAAGACCGATGGTTAGAAGAGGATGAAGACAAGTATGTTAGAAAACATCATCATACGATGCCTAACAGATATGGCTTATCTAAAGAGACTATCAAGGAATTCAAAAAGGGTATTGAACTTCTGAAGAAAGCTCAGGTTTATGCCCAAAGAATTGATTGGCTTCTTTCCGGTGATGATGGAGAAGATAATTTCCATCTACGTTTGAAAGAGGATTTGGCAAATTTAAAAAGTAAGAAAGGGTAGATTATGAGTTGGAATTATCGCTTAGATACACCTATGATGCAATTAGCTGAAGAGGTGAACAAGAAATATGATACTGATGCAGGTAAGATGATTCTTTGCACTTATCTCTTCATGGTATCAAGTGAAGAGATAAAGGACAAACAAGCTTTCTTTGATTGGGTAGAAGAGCTGAATAAGTCCTGTAAGTGCGATGCGGTAAGGGAGTACGTGAAAATCAACGGCAAAGCCGATTGGCTGCATGGTGGATTCAGTAAGCCGATTTACCGACACTATAAGGGCAATTTCTATGAGTACCTTGGTGAGGTTACTGATAGCGAGACTTCTGAAGCTAAGGTTGCGTATCAAGCAGTGTGCGGACAGCATGAAGTTTGGGTGCGACCAAAGGAAATGTTCTTTGGTAATGTTGAGATTGATGGTAAGCCAGTTCCTCGATTTGAGAAGGTAGATTTAAAAGACTTAGAGAAACAAACCGAGAAGAGCAATGGACAGAGAAAAGATTAAGAGCTTGTTAGGTCAAGCAATCTTGCGAGTTAATGAAGTCGTACCGGATTTCGAAGACTTGGATAAGGTTCTTCCTTTGCTTGAACAAGCATATGATGAAGCGGATAAGTCTAATTGGATTTCGGTTAAGGAGCGTTTGCCGGAGTTTGATGAAGAAGTTCTTGTCACTAATGATAAGAATAAAGAAATGTGGTTTTGTCACCGAAGTAACGACCCGTCAGTAACAACCGCAGAGTATGAGTTTTGTAATTACATGTGGATGCCAGTAACGCATTGGCAAGAAATTAAAAAGTTAGAAAATGGCTAATAAACAGACGATAAAACCGAAGGTAGTTCCTTTTGAGATAGCCAAGCTTCTGAAGGAGGTTGGCTACGATGAGAAGATATCCGAATTTTGGGCTTATGCTAGTCCTTGGACAGCAAAGGGTGGCATTCGTAAGGGTGGAAAATATAATGAGCATTACGGCAGTTATATCGCTTATTCAAATTCCGAGTGGGAGAAATCCAATATTGAGTTTTCTGCTGCCTTAAAGTTGAATAGTAAGCATCCGGCAATATCCGCTCCGAGCTATGATATGGTGTTAGATTGGCTTTTAGAGCATTTCGGTTACTACATTTGTGTTGCAAACATTTCGAAAGGTAAGTTCTGTTGGCAAACTACATCATGGTGTGTAGAGGAAGGCTTGTGTCATACGGATGGTAAGGAATATTCCAGTAGATACGAGGCAATGGATGCCGCTTTCAAGAGTATTTTAAAGGCTCGCATTGAGAATAAAGATAACGAGGAAATCAAAAGACTTTTGGAGGAAATACAAGATGGAAAGACTTTATGATACTTTTGTACACGCAATAATGATGAAGTTAGAAACTCGTTTATGTATTGAACTCGAATGTGTTTATAAGAATATAACAAACAAGATTGTTGAGAAGAAAGGTAAACTCACCAACGAAGACGTAATTGAGTTTCAGAAAAAACTACAAGAAGTGTACGACACGAATGCTACTATTCGTGAAAAGGTTACTGGCATTAAAGATTCCAAGAAATGTATCTTAACTAAAGAAGCATGTGAAGAGTTAATAAAGCGACTTAGCGTGATTAATATAAAAGAAGATGAACAAGCAAAGAATGATAGAGTGGATAGCCACTTGTGATACAGGCATCTCTTCAATGACTATGTGGAGTGCATTGATGGGGGTAAAACGAAAGAAAGATTTGGATATTCCTAAAGACAATAGTGACTTCCGTAGATGCTATGATATGGTAGAACACGGACACGTAACCTTGGATGAGCTACAGGTTGTAAAGGAGCAGTATCCTTGGTTTGCTCCTGTTGTTGACAATTGGAAGGAATTGTCTCTTTTGTTTGAAGAAGAGCTGGACAAACGCTTGTATATGCGTATTCGTCAGCTATGTGAAGAGTCAGATGCTATCCGGTATGAGAAAAAGGGAGAACTTTATTATGAGAGGAATTTTTGGTATAATATAACACAATAATCAAATTAAGAATGAAGAAAATTATCTTAATGTTTTGTTTTGCGATACTCGGCATGAGTGCGCTTACAAGTTGTCATTCGGTTTCTCCCGATGCAGATGAAGAAGCCGTAATCGTAAAGAAGCCTTGGTTTATTGGGCATGGAGGTGTTGAACAGCAAGCAGTGCAGACTGGTCTCACTTGGTGTTGGTGGTCAACGAGTGGTTATTACTTCAAGATTGTTCCAGTCCGTCATGAGATTACCTTAGATGATTTGTTTAGTGACGATAACACGCCACTTGACTTCCATACTGTAATCATTACTCAGATTGAGCAAGGCAAGTCCCCAATTCTTTTGCAGAATTATGGAGAGAAATGGTTTGATACTAATCTCAACAATTATTTCTGCAACCTGGTTCGAGACCATATTTCTCAGCATTCCCCATTTGACTTGATGTCGAATCGGCAAGTGCTTAATCAGATTGACACCAAGATACGCAAGCAGATGCAGGACTATGTGAATGCTCTATCAAAGAAAAAGCAGATGCCTATCATCATAAAGGAGGTTATCATTGGTAAAGCTACACCAAACAAGGAACAGCTTAATGAAATGAACCGCACGGCAAAGGTCGTGCAAGCCAAGCAGACACAAGAACGTGAATATGAAGTGCAGATAGCAAGAGAAAAGGCTGAGCGACAAAAGGCAAAGGCAGATAAGGCATATATGGAAGAAATGAACCTTTCCGCTGGTCAGTTTATCAACCTTAAGTGGATTGAAACAGTAGCAAATAAGCAAGGAGCAAATATTGATGTTATGGTTGGCCCTGCTGAAAGCATGTGGAATATAAGACGCAATTAATTAATTTATAAATCAAGTAAACAGAAATGAATAAAGACAAATTAAAGGTCAGTTTTGAGATTGATCGTTACAAGGTGATTGGTATGCTTTCACGTAATTGTGAGAATGCTGAAGAGTACAACGAGATTATGGATATTCTTGAAGGCAAGAATGAGTTTGTGCGTGATGCGAATGGTAACGAGGAACTTGCAAGCCGCATTTGCAATTATGCTTTAGACTCTATCTTGGTAGAGAATCCAGATTTGGCTCTCCGTAAGCGTTTGGATAAGGAACAGAAAGGCGAGGATGCTCCTGATGGATTTTCAAATGTTATCGAAATCAAAGGTGATGACGCAAAGAAACTTGTAGAAACCCTTTGTGGTATTCTTCGAAAGGATAAATGATGTAAAATACATCAAAAGAATATAAATAAACACTAAAACGCTTGCAAGAATAAGAAAAAATGCTTATCTTTGCATCGTGTTTGAAACAGATGGCCTTCTGAGAGGTCGCTTCTACCATAATAAGTCAAGACTTAGGAGTTTACGGCAGGGTTCCCAAGTTCCCCAGCTCAGCTAGACTATAACAAGGAAACTCTTATAAGGGTGAGAGACCCTAGTTGCTGCATTAGACAAGTGGTTAAGTCGCCAGCTTTTCACGCTGGTATTCAAAGGTTCGAATCCTTTATGCAGTACTAAATTGCCCTATGGTGTAATGGCAACACTACAGGTTTTGGTTCTGTCATTAGTGGTTCGAATCCGCTTGGGGCAACAAGGTGGAATTGGTATATGTTCCACAAAAGGTGCGATATTCAAGCGGTTAAAGAAGATAGACTGTAAATCTATTCCCATTGTGGGTTCGGTGAGTTCGAATCTCCCTTGCACCACGAGAATCTTTTGCATAATACGAGGAATGTAGCTCAGTAGTAGAGCACTTGGCTTGGTAACTAAGGGGGCGTTGGTGCGAATCCAATCATTCCTTTACGCTTTCGTAGCTCAGTGGCAGAGCATAGGATTTTTAATCCTAGGGTCGAAGGTTCGAATCCTTCCGTTGGCACAATGAAACACAAGAAGAGAGTCGTGAAGTTTGTTCTGTTGGAATCTCGGACATCTGTCAACGGGTAACGTAGGAAACAGATGGAGTGAATAAAGTTGTGAATAAGCTTATGGACTAGGGAAGCAAGCGGAATGGCCTCTTTTTTGTGATTCATTAGAGGGTTTAACGAAAAATTGAAGAATATGAAAAGTCCGTTAAGAATGGCAGTCGCTTTAGAAAAGAACAACAAGGTATATCCAAAAGATGTACAAAAGTTCTTGATGGGATTGTACGCCACGTTGCATTTGACAGATAACGCAACGGCTAAAGATATGGAAAAGGTGGTATATTATGCTTTTCGGAATGGCTACCTGTTAGGTGTTAAGTCTGAAGGTGGTGATGACCAAAAAGCGTATGACAGACTGCCGGATTTGGGAGTAGAAGAAGATATTGGTGATGATTTAAGAAGATAGTTGATAAAATTGGTAATTAGTTAGTAAAGTTTTTAGGCTTTGGTGTGTGAACATCGAAGCCTTTTTTATATATAATAAGGTATATAAAGAGGGTAATTGTTAATAACGTACATATATCAGTTACCGTAAGTTAAATAAACAATGAAAAACATTAAAATACTTGCATGTTTCAAAAGTTATTTGTATCTTTGCATCGTCAATCAAGATAAGTTGGTTGATTTGCCGAGTGACAAGTTTCACTCAATAAGGTGAGAGCGACACCAAGGGGTAAGACCCGAAACAACTAGCACAATTGATTATGTCTAAGCATACTGGTTTTTCATTCGCAAGTTCAAAGAAGTCATTAATTGAGACTATTGACGAAATTAAGAAGTCAAAGATGCCTCGCAACGAAAAGATTGTTGCATTGAAGGCTTGCGGTCTTCGTGAGAAAGAAATCTCCGATATGTTGAAGGTTTGTGTGCCAAGCGGTTCAACTTCAACGAGATTCGTTTATACATTCGGTGTTGAGATAGAATGTGTTCATGCCGAGCGCAATGCCTTGATAGAGGCAGGTCGTCAGAATGGTGTTGATATTCATTCTGAGGGCTATAACCACACCGACAACAAGAGTTATTTCAAGATTGTTAGTGATGCTTCAGTTGGGGGTGATGTTGACCCTAACGAGGTTGTTAGTCCGGTATTGAATGGCAATACAAATGGTATGGCAACTTTGAAGAAGGCTATCAAGTCTTTGGATGCCGTAGGTGCAAGAGTAAATTCTACTTGTGGTCTTCACGTTCATATTGGTGCAGCTAAGTTGACAGGCGAGCAGTATGTTAACGTCTTCAAGAATTATCAGAAGCTTGAAAGATTGATTGATAGTTTTATGGCTCCTTCAAGAAGAGGTAATTGCCGTTGGGCAGCCAGCTTGCTTGACAAGGATTTCTCTAATTGCCACGACAATTACGATATAAGACGTAGTGTTTTTTATGGAGACAGATATTACAAGGTAAATGCTGAGAGCTATACACGTCACAAGACTATAGAGTTTCGCCAGCATCAAGGTTCAACTAATTACAAGAAGATTGAAATGTGGGTTAAGTTCTGCGCAAAGCTTGTCGGTTGGTCTCGTAACAATGTCTTCACTAGTGAGGTTATGAACATCGAAGATATACCTTTCTTGAATAAAGAAGAGAAGGCTTTCTTCCAGAGCCGTAAGGATGCATTTGCAGCCAATAACGATTAATTGATGCAGTCCTAGGGTTAAATCCCTAGGGCACAAATAAATCAAAGTATTATTAAGAAAAAGAAAGGGTAAAGATATGTGTGTTATTATTGTATGTCCGAAAGGTGTTGCTTTGCCATCCGTAGATGAGCTGAAGGCAGCGTATATGAGAAATCCCGATGGTTGCGGATTTGTGAGCGAGTCTGACCATTATAAGAGCTTGCATTTCTCTACATTTATACGTAGATTAATGAAGCGAGATATAAATGAGCATGTAATCATACATTTTAGATTTGCTACTCATGGTTCTGTCTGTGTCAAGAATTGCCATCCGTTCTACAAGGCTGGTTATTGGTTCGCCCATAATGGGGTGCTCCCGATCTGCTCCGAGCATGATAAAACGGATAGTCAGATTTGTTTTGAACGTTTCATTTATCCTACTATCAAGAAATATGGTTGGGGTTCTGATGAACATATGAAAGAAATGAACAAATGGACAGCTCATGGTTCTAAGTTTGCAATGTTGCATAATGGTGAGATTGTGAAGTCCGGTAAATTCATAGAGCGTGATGGACGGTTCTATTCTAATTTGAATCATTTGGGTTATATGAGAAATGTAATAAACTTTTAGAAGATTAATGTTTAGGTTCTTTTTATTCGACAAGCGTCAGATGTCCGTGAGGATATTTGGCGTTTTTTTTGTTATATAAGGTGTTTTATTTTGTGTTGCTATAAATTATTCGTATATGTGATAAAATAGCCTTAAATCGCTTAAAAATGCCGTTATTACTCACTTTTAAGCAAAAGTGAGATACTTGCAAACGGATTAGTGTGTTAATTATTCTTTTCGTATTATCTTTGCACTAGTTTTAACAAATATATCGAAAGAATGAAAGATAAAATTTTCCAGTTACTAAAACAAGAGTATAAGTCTCTTGGGTTAGGTGATGAAGTTCTTCAGGCACATGCCGAAATGCTTGATAAGATGGGGCTTGTTACTGATGACAACATCGAGACAGTGGTTGCTAGTCAAAAGAGTTTTTTGGAGTCCTTGCAAAGGGACAATGACCGCAGAGTTACCGATGCCAAGAAAAAGTTCGAGGAGGCACAGAAGGCTAAAGAAGAAGCTGAACGCAAGGCTGCTGAAGAAGAAGCCAAGAAGAAAGCTGACGAAGAAGCCAAGAAAGCCGCTGAAGAAGCCGAAAAGAAACGTTTGGAGGAATTGGCAAAGAAAAACGAAATGCCGGATTATCTCAAAAAATACTTTGAAGAGCAGGCAGCAGAGAAGAAAGCTTCAGATGAAGCAAGAACCAAGGAACGTGAAGAGTTCAAGAAACTCGTTGAGACCTTGACTCAGAAGAACACAGACCAAGCCAAGACTTACAACGAACAGATGGAGGCGCAAAGCAAGACCATTAAGGAATTGCAAGAAACTATCCAAAAGCAAGCTGAGGAGGCTAAGGCTAAGGAAGAGGCTGCTGCAAAGGCAAAGGCAAAGGCAGACCACGATGCGAAGATTTTATCAAAGGCTAAGGAGTTGGGCATTCCCGAAAGTCGTATCAACGAGGGTTTCACCTTGAGCGATGATGCTACAGATGAAGCTATCGAAACATACCTCTCCAAGGTAGCGAACAACTACAAGGCGTTGCAACAACCACAATTCGGGGGCAGCTATCGTGCTAGCGAGGGCGAGCCAACAAAGGAGGACGTTGACAATGTAGCCGCATCATTAGTTCAGTCACTTTAAAAATTGAAAAACATGAATCAGGAATTGAAGACTACAAAAAAGCAAATTGTCTTTGGTGAGGATTCCGTCATTATCCAGAAATGGGAAGGCGACATCAAGGGCGGTCGTGCTTTGGATTGGACAGGCGTAAAAGATGAAGTTCTTTACGCAGGTCGTGTTATCGTGACAGATGGTAAGGGAACTTACAAGCCATTGCCTATTGAAACAGACAATTATAAGGCTTTGGGTACTGCCAGCGACCCATTGGAGCATTACAAGTATGCGGGTGTTCTCTATCGTTCCATTCTGAACGGTGAGCCAGCGGCAATTATGACTGCTGGACAAGTTAACAAGGTAGCAGCTAAGGCTGCAAATGGTGCAGACTATCCGGATGCGTTCCTTACAGCTATGCCAAAGATTGCTTTGGTTAGCGATGAGGATGCAAACAAGTTCGATGAGTCTGATGCAACCATGGACAAAGACTAAAAGAAGGAGGATAACAGATGGAAAAATCACTTTATTTTCAGTTGGTCAATAAATACTTCCCACAACTTGTTGCAAGTGTAGTAGAGAAGTTGAACGGCAAGAATCAGACTGCATTGACCTATATGTACCGAGACCACTTGACTAACACATATAGTCAGGACGGACGCTGGGCATCAATTACTGCGGAATACACACGAGTTGCTGCTGATGTTGTATCAATGGATGCAGAACTTCCATTGAAGAGCCGTGATAAGGTTTCAACCGCTGAGGGTCAAATCCCAAAGGTTGGTATGAAGCTTTACATGTCAGAGAAGCAGCTTAAGGATTTGGATAACATGATTGCGCAACGTTTGCCTCAGCCACAGATTTTGCGTAACTTGTTTGCAGACCTTCCTCGTTGTATTCAGGCGGTTTACGAGCGTATTGAAGATATGTTCCTCAGTGAGCTGTCAACAGGTGTAGCTTTGGCTACTCGTTCCGGTGGTACTGGTATCCGAATTGATGTAGGTTTTGCCGAGAAGAATAAGTTCGGTCACGGTGCTAAGGCTTGGGACGCAGAGGATGCAACTCCTCTTGATGACATCCAATTGGTTTACGACAAGGCGATGGAAGACCAAAATACCATCACTACTTGTTATCTTGATGATTACACAATCAAGTTGCTTGGCAAGAACAAGCAGGTTCGTGCTCAGTTTGCCTTCAATCAAGGCATTGCAACCAATAGTAATAGCAATATTCCTATTTTGAGCTTTGAGCAGATTGCTTCTATCTTCAGAAATAAGTGGCAGACTAACTTGGTACGTGTAGCCCGTACAATCAAGACCGAGATTAACGGCAAGAAGGGAACACACAACCCTTGGGCTAAGGGTCACATGACCTTTACATGCTATGATAACCTTGGTGATTTGTTCTGGACTAACGTAGCCGAAGCTACAAGACCAGTTGCAGGTGTTACTTATCAGTCAGCCGATGAGTATATCTTGGCTAGTCGTTATTCTACCAACGACCCACTCCGTGAGTTCACCAGCTCACAAGCAATGGTTGTTCCTATCTTGAATAACGTTGATGCTATCTATTCTTTGGACTCAACACAAGCAGTAGGTTAGGCTTATGAGAGGTGAGGTAATTAGTCCGTTCCGTGATAAGTTCCATTTTAACACCATCTATGAAGTAGGTGCAATCTTGGACTTTGACGAAGAACGCATGAACTCCCTTATCGAACGTAAGCTTTGCAAGATGTTGGAGGTGCAGAACGATAATAGTTCTGCATCTCCAAAAGACGATAAGGAAATTAAAGATACTCCTAAAAAGGAAGTCTTGAATGATGGAAAAGAAAATCCTAAAGAGGATGAAGATAAAAAATCAGAAGAGACACCTAAGAAGGAAGTCTTAAAGGAGAAGAAGGAGAGCAAGACTAAAAAGGAGAAAACCCAAAAAAAGGATGCTGCCGAGTCAACCGAAGAGACTTCTGAAAAGGAGAATGTAGAAGAGGAACTTGACGAAAAGGCTAAGAGCGAGCAAGAGGCTGCAAAGAAAATCGCTGAGGCTATGAGTCAGGCTCAGAAATAATGATGTCACATGAAGATAAGAGAATACATTTCGCAGAAGTTGCGTGCTTGGAATATAACGGATGCTCAATTGGAAGATATTTCGTTAGGTATAGACCTTGACGAAGAATATACGTCTGATAATTCGCAGGTTGTAGGCAAGGCGATGATTTCCGTAATCGAGGAACTTATGCTTGCCCCATATATGAGCAATGTGAACGAAAATGGATTCTCTGTCTCTTGGGACTACTCTAGGATAGGACAATACTATATGTGGCTTTGCCGTAAGTATGGTGTTACTCCGGATAATGAAGTGGTGGCAGCTTTAGGGCTTTCCACTATCACGGATAAGTCTGATATTTGGTAAATGTCTAGGTTATGTTATATTCCCCTCATATATTAAAGAAAAAGTTCGTGAATAAGGTTGTCAACAAGTACAACGAGGTCATTAGCTCTTCTGAGGAATGGAAAGAAATGGGGCGTTGTCGGTGCGATGACAACTCTACCGAGCATTTCACTACCGATAATGGTAGCATATATACACCGAAATATCATATTGTTTGTGACAAGTGCCAGATTTCCGAAGGTGATGAAGTCAAAGTATATTCCGATGATGGAAGTTACCGAGGAGGTGGAAAGGTCTATAATGCCCCTAAGTGCAATTATCTTGGTTATATGAGTATCTATGTCTGATGTTATAAAGGATGAGATAGACGCTTTCTTTGCACAGGGAGAAAGGGAAGTAGATGAATTTCTTGACAGGTTAGGTAAAACTGCTGTTGAGCTTGATAAGGCTAACGGAAACTACCGAAACCGCACAGGTAATCTCAGAAGGTCTAACTATAGTAATGTACATGACCACACCTTGACCCTTGGCAACAAAGCGGAATATGCGTCTGATGTTTCCTCTAGGGGATATGATGTTATAGATTCGGGTATTCAGTATATCAAGAAAGAAATCGAGGATATGCGATGATAACAGAAATAGATGCTGGTCATGTAATCTATGATGACTTGGAACTTATGGGATTGGAACGAAGACTGAAAGGACATCTGACAAAGGGTGGACTTGAGGGGGAAAGACCTTTGGTCGGTGAGAAGATTCCTGATGAAGGCATGATAGTAATCATTCCTAAGCGCATGAGTGCAGACAAGACATATTTCAACGATTGTACTATAGAGGTAAACATATTGCTCAAAGATATAGAGGGCGAGGCTAATCCTCAATTGAACGAGCTTTTAAAGAAGGCTATTCAAACCCTGTCCGACAATGAGGTCGGAAAAGTTGAGGATGTATGGTATCGTTATTCTATCCGCTCCCACGGCATAGAGCAAGAGAGTAGGTTGAGTTGCCATTACGCAAACATTACTATTGATTTTGAAACATTAAACGTAAGATAAGATGAAACCATTTATTGGAATCAAGAGAATTTGGTATGGTGCTCCTCTTACCGAGGCAAATACACCTGCTAAGTTGGCTACATGGTTGAAAACCGCTACAGAGGTTAAGAACAGCCATGAGGGAACATGGGGATATTCTCAGGATGACCCTAGTGTTACCGAGTACAAGAACGAGCTGAACGGACAGGTTTACTATCGTGACAAGACCGATGAGGGTGCTAAGACAATTACATTCTCTATTGGTGTCTTTTCATGGAAGAATAAGGTAGACTTGCAGGGTGGTAAGATGTACAAGGCAACTGGAGAAGAGACTACAACGGAGGCAGATGCAGTAGGTTGGTCTTCTAGCCAAGATTTGGCTAATATCAACAAGTGTATCGTTGCTCAGACCAAGACAGGGAACTACATCGTTTTCTCAAATGCGGCTATCGTTGCCAAGGGTGACCAGCAGGATAAGAATATCACTTTGGGTATTTCTGCCGTTGCTATGGAAAGCGAGATCGATGGTGTGGCTGGCGAGTACCAATGGGAAGGCTCTGCGGTTGTAGAACAAGAATAAGACATAGGCAACAAATGATAGAGGGGGATGGTGTTAATGCCGTTCCCCTTTTTTAATATTCAGAACCATGAGTAAGGCAAGTAAATTAGTTACGGATGCAATTCTTGGAGAGGACACCGTAACGATAATCGTGAATGGAAGGGCTTATTACGTTTCACCACCTACAATTATAAAATTGGTCAAGGCGGCTAAATACCTTGATAGTTTCGAAGAGGGCAAGACCTTAGCGGAAGTCTTATGCATGCTTAAGAATTTGGATGATGCTTGCAAGGCGTTGTCCGTATTCATACAAGGCGATGAATCCATTAGTGATGAATTATCTAAAGGAACGCTTGAAGAGGTTGTCAATGGCTTACAAACGGCTTATTCCTTAATCTCTATAAAGGATTTTCAGACGCTATCAATTTTGGCGAAGAGTGCGGCAAGGATGATAGCAAAACCACGACCATAGGTAACGATACACTCTTAGGACAGATTGCATCTTTTATGGATAGTCTGCACTTATCTTACCAAGAAGTCGTGAAAGAGATACCTTATAGAAATTTATTACTGATGGCAAAAGACAAGCAAAGAGTAGCATGTGGTGATGTAATGTATGAGGTAACGGAAGAAGAGTTTGGAATGAACTTCAAAAAAGGATAAGTTTAAAATAATGCAAATAAAGTATTAAAAGCACTAAAACGCTTGCAAGTTAGCGAAATATTATTTATCTTTGCAAGCGCAGAACAAAAAAGGATAAAATGGCGATTTAAGAAATTGATAAGATATTAGAGACACGAAACCCGATGGACTATACCGAAAGGCAGTCCGAGTCACTATTCCTTTGACTTTGCAATCGGTAGTTTCGTGTTTTTGTGTTTAAAATAAGATGCAAGACGTAAGGTTGATATTCGAGATACTGGTTTCCATGTTGCTTTGCGTTTGTCTCATATTGCTTGCTGTAAGTAGATATAGGCAAAAGAAAAAGCGTGAAGAACCGGAGCGAAAGGAAATGGACTTGATAGACTTCTTTTCTTTGGGAGGAGTTGCCTATTATTGGAACAAAGGTGGTAAGCAGCAGAAATGCTACACATACGAAGAATTTCTGAAAATCAAGGCTGACTACGTGGAGCTTTGGTTGAATCAGAATAGATATATTTTTAACTCTCAATTAGATTGCGATGATATATAGAGTATTTGTTTTGTTTCCGACAATAGTTGTATCAGATAGTATTGTCGGTATAGCTTGGCTAGGAAAGGTCTTTGGCTGGCGATATGGAAAGAACAAGAAAAAGAGCAAGAATGTGTCCTTAATGATAGGATATAACACAGGAATGTCTCTTAAGTCGAAAATAGATGATAACGCAGCGGATGATTATTTAAGACGCATTGCCGAAGAAAACAGAATCTAAATTCAAGGGTTAGAGTCCCTTTTTTACAACCATATTACTTGTGGTTATTTTTATACATCGGTTTTTATTAACGATTGTTTTTTATGGTAGATAAATGTATAAAAACGAGCACAAGTTCCCTTATAGATGGACTAAAAAAGATGCTAATTTCACAAAAGACAAAGGTAAGGTGATGTCTTGCTTTTGTTGTGGAGGTGGAAGTTCCTTTGGTTACAAACTAGCTGGCTACGATGTTGTAGCCTGTAATGAGATAGACCCAAAGGTTATGAAGATGTACTTGAAGAATCACGATGTCAAGTATTCTTTCAATTGTGATATTCGTGAGTTGATTACCAATATCAATATGGGGGGGGCATATTATGAAAGAAGAGTTGCATAATTTGGATATATTGGATGCTAGTTTCCCATGTTCTGTATTCAGTATTGCAGGTGACCGCCAAAAGGCTTGGGGAAAGGAAAAAGTATTCCGAGAAGGTCAGAAGGCGCAAAGGCTTGACGATTTGGCTTTCTACTCTATTGACCTTGCTAAAGAACTAAAGCCAAAGGTGGTGGTTTTTGAGAATGTCCAAGGTTTGTTGCAAGGTGAAGCTATCGAGTACGTGAAAGAGATTTACAAGCAGATGGATAATGCCGGATATATCTTGCAGCATTGGTTGCTTAATGCACGTAATATGGGTGTTCCTCAGAATCGACCTAGGGTGTTCTTTCTAGGATTACGCAAAGACCTTTGCGAGCCGTTTATGGTTCAGAAGGATTTGTTCGAGCGAGTGCCTAAGATAGATATGGACTTCAACGAGAAAGAAATTGTCTTGGATGAGTTCTCGGACTATAATGGAAGACAGATTCCTAAAGGAATGATGAAGTATTGGGAGTATAGAAACGAAAAGGACAATTCTATCGGTGATATTGTCAAGCGGATGGATAATCGTCTTTCTATGTTCAATAATATGTTTCTTAAAAAGAACAAGGTATGCAATACCATATCAGCAATGGAAGATAGACTTGTGTATTATGATAATCCAAGTTATCTTTCAGCACATGATACGATTTTAGCATCAACATTTCCGATGGATTATGACTTTAATGGCATGAAACCTTGGTTTGCTTGCGGAATGTGTGTTCCTCCTGTTATGATGGCTAATGTAGCTACAAGAATCTGGGATTGTTGGTTATCAAAGATTAAAAAGGAGGAATGCGCATGATAACAGCAAGTATGACATCGGGAGAGATGCGTAGAGTACGAAACTTAGATGAAGCTAGAATCTATGAGTTTCAGATGCGAAAAGCTAATGAGCTTAAACGTGAAATGAGAAAGCAGAACGTAAGACAAATAACAAAGACCTTTGAGCTTGCTACACCTAATGCCGATTATTTCATCGTTGTAGGTGTAAAACATGGCGATGTATTTGCTTCCGGTTTGTTCATTTATCTGAAGGAAACCAACGAGTATATTCCTATGAGTAGAAACGAGGGGTATAGCGAAGATTGTTTTGCTATGAGCGTTCATTTTCTGAAGAGATTTGCAGAAAGGTTTTTGAAAAAAGACTTACCGATTCTCAAGATATTGCAAAAGATATATACATCGTTTACAGGTGCTGTTCAGCTCTATAGTGATGACAAGACAAGAAGAGTGGTATTTGCTATTCCGGAAGGGCTTATACTCACAGAATACGAGCAAGAAAAGCATATCATCCATTACAAAACCTTTGTAAGCATGGATATGCTAAAGAAGACACAGAAGCGGAGTTATGAGAAGATAAGTGCATTTCTCATGGAGTCTTGTCAGCAAATAGCTAAAGCAAGAGACACCGGAAATGACGAAAGGCTGTGCGTTGTGTACAGAAGGTTTTACAATGATATTGATTTGCTAGATACAAAGGAGGCGCAAACCATATATTCAAGTTTCTTTGAAAAAGGAGGTAACAATGAAAGATAAATGTATAACAAGGTTTCTTGGTGATATAAAGCCTATAAAGAATTACGAAAGGTATTATGTTAGCAAGCTGGGACATGTTTTTACTATTGGGAGAACGTCTCAATTAAAGGAAATCGTACCTTGCAAGACACCAAAAGGTTATCTGAAGGTATGGCTTTACAAGAACGGAAAGCGCAAGATGTTTTATATCCATCGTTTGGTAGCTCAGGCTTTCTTGAAGAATCCAGAAGCGTTGCCGATGGTGAATCATAAGGATTTCGACAAGACGAATAACGATGTAGACAACTTGGAGTATTGCACCGCAAGATACAATGTGATTTATTCTGCTATAGCAAAGAAGACTTCATCTGTATACTTGGGCGTGACGTGGAATAAGAACAACAGAAAATGGCAAGCTCAGTACCAGATAGGTAAGAAGAAAATTTATATCGGATGCTTTGGGACGCAAGAAGAAGCTCACGAAGCTTATGTTAACGCTATTAAAGAGATTTGATATGCTAGAATTAAACAGAATATACAATTCCGACTGTATAGAAGGAATGAAGCAAATAGAGAGTGGGGAGGTGGATTTGATTGTTACTGACCCTCCGTATTGCATAGCCTACAAGACTGGGTGGAGAGCTGACGACCATCGTTTCTCTAAGGAAATACTCAATGATGATAATGAGCAATTGATTATTGATTATATGAGCGAATGCTACCGGATTTTAAAGGATGATAGTGCTGCTTATATTTTCTGTAGTGCCAAGACCTTAGACTTTTTTATGCAACAAGCGAGGAATGCAGGGTTTACCATTAAGAATGTGCTCATTTGGCGAAAGAACAACCATACGGCTGGAGATTTAGAGGCGCAATATGGTCAATGTTACGAGCCAATCCTGTACTTGAATAAAGGCAGACGAACCATAAACGGCAAGCGTTTGGAGGACGTATGGGACTTTGATAGAGTTCCATCAGATAAATTGGTACATCAGAACGAGAAGCCAATCCCCTTGCTTATGCAATGCATCTTGAAATCATCGAACGAAGGAGATTTGGTGTTTGATGGCTTTATGGGCAGCGCAAGTACTGCTCTGGCTTGTATGCGGACAAATCGGAATTACCTTGGTTTTGAATTGGATGAGGATTATTTCAAGGTGGCACAAAGAAGAATTAAGGAAGAATTGTTTAATCAAAAAGATATGTTTGGATATGCTGGAGTTAAATAGAATTTATCAAGGTGATTGTCGAAAGCTTTTAAAGCTGATTGATAGTGATAGCATAGACCTCGTATGTTCCGATGTGGCTTATCCGGTTCAGTCTAGGGGTGGCTCAGGGAGTATGGGAGGATATTGGACGGAATCTCAAACAAGAAAGGGCAAAATATTCAAGAGTAACGATATTGATATTTCGGACTACATCAATGATTTGTACCGGATATTAAAGGACAGGTCGCATTGCTATCTTATGTGTAATGATTATAATTTAATGCACTTTCTTGATGTGGTAGGAAAGAGTGAGTTCCATTTTACCAAATGCTTAATATGGGATAAGTGCGCAAAAATATGTGGCCGCTATTATATGGCACAGAAAGAGTATATCATCATGCTACGCAAAGGTGGTGATAGACCGATAAATGAATGTGGTACATCTGACATTCTGAGTGTTCCTATTCCAACCAACAAGCGCAAGGATAAGGATGGTTTGATTAATCAGACTGAAAAACCTGTAAAGTTGATGGAGATATTAATTAGAAACTCGACAAATGTTGGTGATGTTGTTCTAGACCCATTCATGGGGAGCGGTACAACGGCAAGAGCTTGCGTAAACCTTGAAAGAAAGTATATAGGCTTTGAAATAGACCAGCGTCAAGTAGATTTTGCTAATAACGAATTAAAGAATATGAGTAGGCAGTTAAGTCTGTTTTGAAACTATGGATATGTGCAAGGTGTTTTGTTGCAATCCTGTTGTAAGAAATGGGAATAAAGAAACAACGGATGCTCTTATAAGAGCTATGAGAGACGAAGCCTTAAAACGAGGGTTGGTACGTGATGAATTGATAGGTTTTTGCAACCGATTCTTGAGAGAAGGCGAAATCAAAGCTTGTATAGAGCATTTGCTAGATAATTTCAAACGTTATTTTTGGAGGTATCATTGATATGAGAAGAAGAAAGTTGAACAAGTCTCCAGTGCTAGGCTTCTGCGGATTTGTTATCGGTTACGAGTGCAAGGAAAAGGAAATAAAGCTGATGGAGTGCGATAAGGCGCAAGCAGATGCAATCATAGTTCCTCATCACTTTTCACACAAGGTAACGAAGAATAGTTGCTTGAATCTTTTGGTATTGTACAAAGGCAAGATTAGGGGTGCAATGCAAATAGGGTATGGAATCCGACCGCACATCAAGACTGAAAAGGGCGAAGTGTTGGATTACCATCAAGTGAGGGAATTTGACAGAATGTGGCTGTCTGATGATATGCCAAAGTTTAGCGAGACGATTTGCCTATCTCTCTTGCATAAGTATATTAGGGCAACACATAAGGAAATCAAGTACCTTATATCTTATGCCGATACGTCCATAGGTAACAAGGGAACTATATATAAAGCTGCAAACTATGAGCATATTGATACCATTAAGGCAGATTTCTATGTATTACCAAGTGGTGAGCGTGTGCATCCGGTTACTATGTGGCATCGGCACAAGACAAGAGCATGGGAGGTTCTAAAGGAACTATACCCAGGAATAAAAAAGGCAGAAGGGTTTCAACTTAAATTTCTGAAGAAGTTATGAAGAAAAGAAATAAATGTATTCCTTGTCATTTGCATCCAGATTCTGAGCATTGGTTTAGAAAAGGTCAATCTTGGAAGGCGAAGGTCGCTTATGAAAGCGAGGATGATGCTTGGGAGTTTCTGAATCAGAATCCGAAGTTACGGGCACAAGGTATGGCGGTGTATCGGTGTAGGATATGCAACAAATATCATATAGGGCACAAGAACAACAAATAAAAAATATAAACAGCAATGATAGTAATAAAAATCAAAACATGGAAAGACTGGAAGAAGGACTTTCTTGATTGGGTGCAAGAACCTCGACGCAAAACTTGCAAGGATTTTGTAGACTATATGGAGGCTTTGCAAAATCGTGTTCTCTACAAAATAATAGCCGATACTTGCGATAAATACGGCAATATGCGTGAGGGGCAAATCCAAGACATCACAGAAGCAGTCGAAAAATGCGTGGCTGAGTGTGCTAAAGAAGCACGCAAGTTAATCGATGAATGTCAGCCCGTAAAATTCTTCTAAGGCTGTAACTCTCATTACAAGCAACACAAACTCTACACAACAAGCGCAGTCAGCGTTATTTTAAAACATAAATAGTTGAGAATATGAAAAAAGAAGATAGACTTAAAATATATCGCAAATACGATGGGCATTGTGCTTATTGCGGCAAGAGTATAGAGTATAAGGATATGCAGGTTGACCATCTTGTTCCGAAAAATCGAGGTTGCTACTCTCGGTGGAGCGAAAAGGAGGGAAAATTTGTCGTATTCCATGGCGATGATTCCATGGAGAACTATATGCCATCTTGCAGGTCTTGTAATCTTCGTAAGCGTGATATGAGTTTGGAACAATTTCGTTCGGAGATTACTAGACAGGCTAAAGGATTGCTTAATGGTAAGGCTTCTTTCCAAGTAAAGATGTCGCTTGCTTATGGTTTAATCGAAGAGCACTTTGATAGACAAATTGTGTTCTACTTTGAGAAATTTAAATAGTTGAGAATATGAAGAAGTTTAAGAAGTCGATAGAGATTAGCACTAAGAATATTTCAGACGTTCTTCAAGTGCCAATTGTTACAAGTTTATACAAGACTAAGAATTTTAAAAACCCTTGTCTTGAAGGTCGTAGTGTTCCTTATGATACTATAGCACTGATGTATGTTCATATCGAAGGCTTTGATAGCGATTTTTGTATTAACCAAGGCTACATTCTCGCTCTTGACATTTGTGATACTTGGTATGCCTTTTCAAAAGCAGGATGGGAAAAACATAAAAACGATGAGGTATGAAGAAGAAAGGATATTACGAATACGGAAACGGAATCTACCCTTTGAAACTTTGGGTACACATCGGTAAAGACTTGAAAGAGCTGATAGATTCATGTTTTGACAAGTGCAATGCTCCCGATAGTGATTACGGCGGCGTTACGTATTCCGATGCTGTCAGGAAGAGCGACAGAAGGCGCGGCGTTCTTGTCTCGTTTCCGTGTCAGAAGGTTATGTCGATGAACTATTGCTGCCATGAAGCTTCTCACGTCTGCGATGCCATCGAGGAATATACTGACTTGGAACACGGCGGCGAGCCCTCAGCCTACTTGATGGGTTGGATTGCGTCTTGCATCAACAATGCTCGTTTGGGCATTGGAGATTTCGTTGAAATTGTAGATAAGGAAGAAAAATAGCCCAAAGGCAAAATACCATTTGGTGTTTACCCCATCACTATATATAATAATGTAGTGGTGGGGATTTTTGTGTTAACGTCAGTAAATTATTGGTGTTATGTGTTATGATATATTAAAGAATAAAAGAAACACATTAAAAAGTTTGCATATTTCGAATATTCTTTGTATCTTTGCATCGTAATTAAGAAATAAAGGTTACTAATTAAAAATGGTGAGACACACCATAAAAACTGTAAGAAGAAAGTGAAAAAGTTTTTTGAAAACTTATCTGAAAAGTTTAATGATGCGGCTTTTGAGGCGCAACTTGATGATTTTACTTGCGAGTTTGATGCTATTAACAAACCTGCTGAAATCGTGGTGTCCGTTAAGAGTAGAAAGGTTATCCATTCATATGGAAATATTTCTTCTTATCCATATTATAATGTAGATAAGATTAATATCTATAATGAAGACGGAGAAGACGTTTCTTCAAAATATCCTTTGTTCTGCCAAAGAGTTAAGGATTGCGTGCCTTCTTATAAAGATGTAGAGAATGACTTGAGGGAGGCAAATATGAGCGATACCGAGCTTTATTTCGGCTCAGAGGCTAATTATTTGCATTACAAGTATGGTAACTAAATGGTTTGGATATGGAGTACGAAAATAACTTTGTAGATCTTTCATCTGTAATGAGTCACGCCCTTGAAATATTAAGGTATGAACTAGAGTATGGATGGACATTGGCTCTTATGCCAAATGATGTGTGGTACAACTAATTACTTTTAAAATTTCAAATTATGGCAGAATATAAAGTTGAAGTAGATTTGTCGGACTTGTTCGATGATATGACCATCAACGAGCAGAAGAACTTTTTAGTAGAAAAGTTCAGTTCCTTACCTATAAACAAGATGGTTGAAGTAGCTGGAGAAATACTGGATAACCTTAATGGCGACCAAGTAGCTAAAGTTATAGAAGACGCTTTCGATAACTTGCATGAGCAAGGTCAAGAGCAAGTAATCAACTATGTGAACGAATAAGGCTATGATGTCCGACAAACAATATAGAGTTGCTCGCAAGGGTGTTGTCGAGCAACTTAAATTAGCTCAGAGACTTCATTGCAAGCACATGGAGCAGAAGTATAAAGTGGCTTTGGAGAAGTTAGAGAAACGCTTCTTAAAACCGGATGCCGTGGGATGCTTCGATTTGGGCGCAAGGGTATCAAATAGTTATTATCATCTTTAAATGGTTAAGGTTATGGGTACAAAAGTAGAAGTAAGAACTATTCCTTTGTATGGATTGTTCATCCATCGTAAACAAGTTTGGCGGTCACTCGGTAAATTAAGAGCAGAAAGCCATTCTACGACAGCGCAAAAGGTGTTTATGAATGAGCATAATACTGAGGTATCAACTGAGAATGCTGATTTCATTGATGGCTTGAAAGTCACTCCTTATGATGGTGAGCTGCCAAAAATATCAAAAAACGTTGGTAGTATGAGTTACTACCAGTATTGTTTAACGCAAAAATTGGTTTAGTTATGGAAACTGAGATTAATATAGTGGAAATCCTAAAGGATAAACCACAAGGAACTAAGTTATATTCTTCCGCCTGTGGTAAATGCAAGTTAGAAGAAGTAGATGATAAAAGTTTCAAAATATCCTTCTATAATTCAAAGTTTGGTTTTATGAATGGTGGAGAAGGGCATCTTGATAAAAATGGCAAATTGTATGATGACGGAGAATGTGTTGTTTTTCCATCAAAAGAAATGCGAGATTGGTCTAAGTTCGCATGGAAGAAAGGCGATGTCTTGGTTAATAAAGATGGGGATGTACATATTATATTTGAAAGATTTGTCGATGGTACATATTGCTCTTTCGTAGGGAAATATTATCTTTGGAAAGAGAATAATGATACAGAACAGTTCTATGAAAAAGAACGATTGCTAACTTCTGATTTCCAAAAAGCAGGTAAAGATGCTGTTCAGACCTACATCAGCACCATCGAGGAGCGATTGGGTGGCAAACTTAATCGTGAAACCTTGGAGATTGAGAAGACTCAGCCAGAGTTCAAGGATGGGGATATTGTGTTTATGAAAGGAATTAAAGATGGATATTTTGCAAATTGTATTTTCATCTTAAGAAGTGAATATAAAGATGGAGACGAAAGAGCTTTTTACTATGCTTTCTATAATGCTGACGATAAATTTACTACAGCTGAATATGGTTATACAAGAGTTCATTATAGTCTCCGCCCTGCCACTGACTCCGAGAAGCAGTAACTCTTTGAAGCCTTGGCTAAGGAAGGCAAATGCTGGGATGCAGATAAGAAACAGATTGTGGATTTGAAGCCAAAGGTTGAGCTGAAACCATTTGATAGGGTGTTGGTTAGAGATAGTAAATCAGATAATTGGCGTGCAAATTTGTTTGGTAACATAGGCAAAGATGGATATTATCGTTGCGTTTATGCTAATTGGGTATATTGCATACCTTATGCTGGTAATGAGCATTTGTTAGGTACAACTAAAGACGTGGAGGGCTAGATATGGGTAATGAAGATTTAACGAATTGTATACCTTGGTATTGTCCACCACACTTTAAGTGTGAAGATATACAAGATGGTAAGGCGCAAAGAAGAATGCGTAGAAAGAATCAACTTAGAAAAAGAAAGGGTAGATTATGATAGACGATAAGAAAATAGAATCTGCAAAGGAAGAAATCTACGAAGATAGATTTCTGTTAAATGGCGAAGAGATAGTCTTCAACAATGATGAAAAGGAAGAAATGTTCTATGAGGGGGACATCAAAGAAGCTATTGGACTAGGTGCTAAGTGGGCTATCAATGAGTTTTTGAACGATTTGAATAAATTGCTTCATCCTGCTAGCGAAGTTCCTAGAAATGATAACGGAAAGATTCTCGCATTCTCAAAAGTGAATAGTAATATAAAGCTCTACGATATGAACGCTATGTTAAATGAAACTGCTTGTGACACATATCAAGAAATGTGGGAAATTAGAGTTAGAGCATATACTTTTACTGATTGGGTATTTGTGGAAGAACTACTTGATTTAATCAAGAAAGGAGGCAACCATGATTAAGCCAGTTACTATGTACTCTGTCGTTTGTGACAGATGTGGAAAGACCTTCATTGATGAATTTAATGGCATTGGGGCTTGGTTGGACGAAGAAACTGTAAAAGAGCAAGCAATGGAAAGCGAATGGGTTGAGATAGGTGATAAGCACTACTGCCCAGACTGCTATGAGTTTGATGAAAAGTTGGATGAGTATGTTCCTAAAAAGGAAGGAGGTGAGCAATGAAAGAGCTTAAAGATTTGGTTGCTGGTGATGAAGTACTAGTTACAGGTATGTATCGTAGACATATCGCCAAGGTTGATAAAGTGACAAAGACTCAAATTATTGTTAATAACGCTAGATTTAGAAGAGATTCTGGCTGGCAATGCGGTAGTGATAGATGGAATGTTAGAAGAATATCTGTTCCTACAGAAAAGGAAATATCAGATGTTAAAGAAGAGAATTTTCGCAAGAAACTCATCTACGCTATCTGTTCTTTTGATTTCAAACGCTTATCAACAGATGAGTTAAAACAAGTGTACAATATTGTAAAAGGCAAAGAAAAATGAAAAAGAATAAACACTCATTAAAGATAAGTCGTAGCTACTTTGGCGATACTACCCTTGATGGTTATCCTATAGCTACATATTCGAATGATGAATTGAAGATTCTAAAGAACCTGCTAGAAAAGGTTCTGTGTGAAGTAAATGGATATATTCATCTTTAGAAAAGTAAAGCGTATGGCACATAAAGAATTTAGGAAACCACCTCGTTATATGGTGGGTGAATATAGTTTATAGTCACGGATTTATTTGTATTGTCTGTAGCATCTATCCGTTCAATATAGATTATTCTTACGACTTGAAAGTTATTGATGGGCAAAGCTTGGGAAAAATTTGTCAAAATGATATTATGCACGTTCATATTTGGGAAGAGTTTCTTAAAAAGAATGGATGGACATGTTATCGCTCTGAAGGAGAATGTTTTGGGCATAGGTGGTATAAACACCAAGAATACCCTTTCACTTTGCGATATAATAATTTCTTGGGAATTTGCGGAGTATCTTTCAATGACGGAAAAGACGATACTGTTATGATAAAATGTGTAGATGAACTCCAACATATTCTTTATGGCTTGCAATTAGATAGCAATTTAAAAATATAAACGTATGTATTTTGAATATAGAATCGTCAAGATTGAGAAGGGTTTGTTTCTCATTGAGTATAAGACCGCTCCTTATGGAGTTTGGCATGAAGTGAAAGATAAGAAGTTCAAGACTAAGCCAAAGGCAGACGCTTTGGCTAGAAAGAACTTAGTGTAAAAAGTAAAGCGTATGAAACAGAAGTTGAAAATGATATGGCGAATCCTCCGTGACAGACAGGTTGTAGTAATAACCGAAAGTTACGGAAGACTATATTGTAATTGGGATGCAAGAAGTCTTGAAGATGTTTGCCAAATGTGTTGTGAGACATTTGATAAAGCTAAAGAAATGTTGGATAAAAAGTAAAGAGATATGTTGTACGAAGCAAAAAAGGGAAGTAAGGCTTACGATTTACTTATTGATAAAGAAGTGGAATGGTTTACCATGAGCGTACTCAATAGTACCATCCTTTCTGCGGCGAGACCAACAGAAAACTTCAGTACCACTCTCTTTCTTTTGCAAATTAGAAAACATATGAGGCAACAACCTCCTTTCTGGCATTATACCCAAAAGCGGAATTGCTTTGAGCACCTTGCATGGATCCGCCATACAAAGAAAAACCCCAGCACTGGACTGGGGAAAATGTCTTTCGAGCGGAGGGCTAGGAGACTTTTATTGTTGGCGATTTCGCCAGGAGGCTGTTTACCTCGTTTCTAATTTGCGCTGCAAAGGTAGTGATTATTTTAATAACAATAACAACAACAAAGTTAATAAAGTAAAAACAACAGTCTATTTAGACTTTATATAAACATATAAATATGAAAATAGAAAATATCAAGTTCAAGGCTATACGTCTTGATAACGGGGAATGGTTAGAGGGTTCACTTACATACTCTCAGGGAATAGCGTATATTCATCGTAAAGAAAGTGATGAAGATGATAGATGTTATTTAACTCCTTACAAAGTAATTCCAGAAACAGTCTGTCAGTTCACAGGAATGATGGACGAAGACTGCAATGAAATTTGGGAAGGCGATATAGTGCATGATAGCTATGACCTTTTGTGTATAGATAATCTCTATGAGGTAGTTTATATTGAAAAAGAAGGAACATTTGCCTTCAAGAGTTTAGATAAAGTTGACAATTACGAGCCATTTGTTAATTTATTTGAAGTTCGTGTTGTTGGCAATAAATTCGACAAGGAGGAGTAGCGTATGAAAAATATATTCTCTATGTTTGCTTATTGGGATAGAGTACATCAATTCCCAGACGGGCATATTAAAGTAGAAAATAATTTAGCTTGGAGAAGAAAACATATGCATGTTCGCAGTAGTAATAAACAAATACCTTTTTAGCGTATGAAAAAAGAAACAAGAAATGTAGTAGTTCTCGATTGGGAGGATAAAATTAAGCTACAACAATTTATTAAGGATTTGGAACAAATCTCTGAGACTTACCAAAGGCCTTGTAAGGAACTTACAGGTATCAATAATACAATTTACTATCTCAAAACGATTGAGGAGGAAATTAATTAAGATATGAGACTTTTAAAGAAAGATAAGCTAACGGCATATTGGGATAAGAAAGAGAACTGCATTGGTGCTTATCATCCTCTAGGGTTTATGACACAAACAGATGCTCATTATCTCTTCGATAAGGTCTTCACCAAAGAGTTTGTCAAAGAAATGACTGATAGAGGATATGATGTTACAACTATGAAATTTGAAATCTCTCCAAAACTGCCGAACTATGAGCGATTCAATGGCTTATCAGAAAAGTATTACGGAAAGGAAAAATAGTGTATGGAGAAACGAATAATTTTAGACGAACAAGATATGAATGAGTTTACAAAGATTTTCGCAAAGACAATAGAAGATGAAGCTATCAAGCAGATAGAAGTTCTATCCAATAGCGATGCTTACTCTGGTTGTGAAATAAGAATAATGCCAGATTGTCACGCAGGTAAAGGCTGTACTATTGGTACGGTGATAGAGCTGGACAAAAGAGTAGTTCCTAACACAGTAGGAGTAGATATAGGTTGCGGAATGAAAGTCGTTAGACTTGGTAAAGTTAATATTAATCTACAGAAATTTGACGAAGCAGTCAATACGTTGATTCCATCTGGTTTCAATATCAACGAAGAAGCTTCTGCATACATACATGGATTAGTTGATGGCAATATGTTTGGCAAATTCCGTGCTTGGGATTGTCTTGACAGCATGGAAATAGTATATCGTTCTGTTGGAAGTCTTGGCGGTGGCAATCACTTTATTGAGTTAGATGCAAATGAAGAAGGAGAGAAGTTTCTTGTGATACATACAGGAAGTAGAAACCTTGGTGTTAGGGTATGCAACTATTACCAAAAACTTGCCTACGAGTATTGTCGTAAGAAAATAGCCGATAAGTCGGAGGTTATTGCCAAGTTGAAAAGCGAAGGAAGAGAAAAGGAAATACAGAGTGCTATCAAGTTGTTAGGTACTAGAGATATTAGCAAGGAACTTTCTTACTTGGAGGGCGATTTGCTTGATGATTACTTAAATGATATGCGTATAGTTCAGAAATATGCCGAGCATAATAGAAGAATTATAGCTAACAGACTCGTCAATGCTCTAGGTGTGGATATTGACCCAAATTCAGACAAGCATTCTTTTACAACCATTCACAACTATATAGATACAGACAAGGGCATATTGCGAAAAGGAGCTATCAGTGCAAAAAAGGATGAGGTAGTCATTATCCCAATGAATATGCGTGATGGTTCTCTTATCTGCAAGGGAAAAGGTAACAAAGATTGGCTATGCTCTGCCCCACATGGAGCAGGTAGATTGATGTCTCGTACGCAAGCGAAGAAAGAGTTATCTATGGATTCTTACAAGAATGAAATGAATGGCATCTATTCTAGTTCTGTATGCGAAGAGACGATTGACGAAGCACCTATGGCATATAAATCAACAGAAGAGATTGTTGAGCTAATAAAACCTACGGTTGATGTGATAGATGTTATTAAACCAATTTACAACTTTAAAGCAAAATTATAATGAGCAAGGAAACATTTGACTTCTCGGAGGCTCTGAGAAGAATGAAGGAGGGGAAGAAAGTGAGACGTAAGATTTTTGCGGACGGCACATACGCATACATTGATAAGAACTATCTTGGTTCAGAGGCATTAATGTATAATAGCGTAGGAAGAGCTGCACCAGTTTTATGGTTACTTCCTGAGACTATTCTCGCAACAGACTGGGAGGAGGTGTAAGGATGGAAAAGAAAGTATTGACCCTCACCGTCAGCAAGCAATGGTTCGACATGATTGCGGACGGAAGAAAGAATGAAGAGTATCGGACAATAAAAGGATATTGGGTAAAACGCCTTTTCTTATTATGGAATGAAGATACTTGTACCAACGAGAAGATACCCACTCATTGCGTTAAAAACTGGGATAGTATTAGCCCCGAAATGGCTAACTATTGCATCAATAGTCCATATTACAAGGCTATTCCTTACACACACGTCCTCTTCATCAACGGCTACCGCAAGGATAGTCCACGAATTGAGAAGGAGATAGAGAGCATTAGTATCGGCAAGCCTAAGGAAGGCTTATGCCCCGATAAATGGCTTGATACCGAGTTTTTTATCATTAAATTCAAGTGATATGAATTACATACAATGTGATGAATGTAAATATAGATTAGTCTGTAACGGAGAGCCACTTACTAGTGGAAGTACAGGAAGTTGCGACCATCGTGTTATCAGCAATACTCCTATATCTCCAAAGATTAAGACACCACCAGATGAAAGATACGCTGACATTTGGAATTGGTAAATATTCATAAATTAAGTTTAAGGGATATGAAAATAAAGAATTTACCTAAGAAGATTTATCTCAATATCTGTAGCAATGAAGATGAGGTAGATTACAATGAGCTGAACGGGGTAACGTTCAGTACAGAAAAGATTGGTGTTACTGATTGTAACACAGAAAACGTTCCTTACGTGAATGCTGCATCATTATGGCACGACCTAAAGGAAGAGAAGCCACCATTAAAAAAGTGGGTAATGTTCCGATATAGTGGAGGTGGCGTAAATCCTACTGCTCTTCACTATGGAGCGATGAGTGATGACGTATGGCTTGTCACTAGAGGAGACGGAACACAGCGTATAGAAGTTCTGTACGAGTGTTACGAAAAGATTGAGTGGCTTGACTTTGATGAACTAAAATAGCGATAGCGTATGACAAACGAGGAATTTTTCTATGCTCATCTTGGTGAGCGAGTTCTTTATAAAGGTAAGGATATTGGCGCATACGTAGCAGGGTATATTGAAGATAAGTATATCATCTTAGGATTCGATAATTATACAGGCTGCATTCTGTACTTCACATCTAAGGTGTATAAAACGCTTGGTAAAACATATAACTCATACCGATTCGCAAAGTTAAAGTATTTGGAAGTAGTAAAACATTAGTAATATGGAAAAAGATAACAGTTGTTTTAAGCTTTTATTTGTTCTTTTTATATTAGGAATTTTTGCTTATATGGGTGTTAACGATAGGTCTCATAAAGGTAAAACTTTTTGGTATGAAGTAATAGATAAACGAGAGTCTGTAGGAAGTCACTTCTCAATTATTAACAAGGGAGTGAGGACAGATTATAATATAATATTCAAACGAATTGATAACGGAAAGCTGTTCCCATGTAAAGATGTGGAGTATGGAGACTATATTCAATATCAGTTAAACTACAAGTACTCCATAACAGAGGAAGATATGCAAAGGCTTTCAGGTATTTATAATAGGGATTTCTATAAGTAATAAAAAAGAGAATATGAAGAAATATAAATATACGAACAAAGAGGAAAGACCAATACCCAAATATAAGAATGGTGATATTGCTTGGTATATTGATGGATGGTTTGATGCCCCACAACGCTGTATAGTAAAGGGATGCTGCAACGTATCTTGGTTTGAGGGGAACGAATTTAATTCTTCGGGTTGGTGGATAGATTATAGATACAAACCCGACCATTGTAAACGAACCGTACAGCATACAATTAGAGAAGAAGAGCTTTTTGATACCGAGCAAGAGGCTTTAATTGCATTGTTCGAGAAGTTTAAAGATAAAGTAAAACGTAAAATAGAATTCTTTAATAAAGAGTCAAAAAAACTTGGTATTAAACAAGAGTTGCGATTGCTTTAAAAAGGGTAGGGAAAGTTATTCTTCCCCTATCTCTTTTAAACCCAAATCTATTAATAGCTTATCCAATATCTCATTCACGTCATTACGGAAACTTCGGTAAGTAACATAATAGAAACTGATGTTTTTGTAATCATGGCTTACATTAGAACATGTACACCCCAAAACCTTAGCGATTTTTTCTCTTAACCCTCTTCTCATCTTAGAACCGCCAAGGGCACTAGGAGAATAAAGATAAAGAATAACAAAGATAAATTGCTTGCGTACCATTGTGGAATTTCGTCCGGCATGATAGCTCATAAACTTATCGTAAATATTGCCTACTTGCGATAAGTCTTGCATCAATGGAATGGAAAGACTTATTTCTTCCTTGGATAAGATGGCCTTAGTTTCTCTAATCCATTTTATGCGTTCCATGATTTTCTTTAGATTCATTTCAATGTCTGGTTCTTTCATTCTTTTCTATTTTTAATCCAACATTTCATAGACGAAGTTAACCGCGTCTGCATCTATTTGTTTCCTAAACTTTTCTATGTTAGAAACTATCAACGAGCAGTGCTCAAATGAACTCTGCCCATTGATAACTTTTTCTATTCTCGTTATTCGGTATCTCATTTTATTTCGATAAGAGTTAAAATGCAATAACCTAACAAGTCTTTATAGCTGTCTATGACAGGCTCTTCTTTAGCATCCTCGTTCAAAGTCAGCAAAGAGCAAATACGATTAATCTTCTCTTGCAAATGACCGAATGCATACGGATAACCATCCTTAGAGAAACATTCCGAGAAAGCGTTTCCATACCGCTTATTCTTGGTTTTGAAAAGCTCGATTTGCGACCCGATGATGTCGTTATAATCAGAAACAATATACCAAGAGAGCGTAAGCAAGGCTTCCATCGCCATTACGCTGATATGATTTCGTAAGGTTTCTTTGTCTTCAGAAGATGCTCGAATCTCATACATAAGACGAAGGAAATTGGCTGCGCTTGAAAATAATCCGAGCTTTCCGAAGTCCTCCCTTAGAGATGAAACGAAAGTGGCATTATCCTTGCATTCAATCATGTCTGCCAAATGTCTAATCTCAAAGATATACTTGTTAGCATATTCGCAACACCCATTGTTATTTTGCTCCACCATGTCCGTATCCTCCTCCACGATTATTTTCCATATTCAACTCTCCAAGTATGCAATCTGGATTTTCTACCTTGCGGAATGCCCCCTGACAAATACGAGTACCTTTCTTGACTACGAAAACATAATATTCGTAATCTGAATCTAGTTTAAATTTGCTATCCTTTGTCGGCATATAACGGTCGGAATTAACTCTATAAAGCGCACCAATATTGTCCCTATAGTCTTCATCGACCAGACCTAGACAAATATCAATATCCGCTCTAACATTAGTCATGTAACCAACTTGTGTTTCGTTCTTGCCAATAAAGGCCACATCAACTTGCATACCTTTGTCAGTAAAGCCGGAACGTGAACGAATATCCAAGCCAACATCTTTAGGAAGTTCAACACCTAAATGCAGATTTATGTGACCTCTTCCCATTTTCACCCAAGGCATATTCAATACCACATCTTGTGGACAGTAAAAATCAACTGCCGCAGCATTACCTTCCTTATAAGGAACACGACCACCTCGCAAGTCAAGTACATAAGCCTTGCCTTGTGCTACTAACTTCTTTATTAACTCCTTATCCATTGTATATAAAGCCTAAATCATTTAAAGTTCTACAATTCTTAACCAGTCCTTTTGCCCATAAATTACGCAACTCAGGTAACGGGTCTTTTCCGTACCTATTCTTTATGGTTGCTAAGGTCAAGATTTCCGGTTTAATATGTTTATCTCTTTTCTGCTGTCTTAGCTCCTTCAGAATATTCTCCAAGTTCTCCATTGACGAAATCCTCCATTGTTATATTGTCAACCCCAAATTTATCAGCCAGATCATCGTTCCCAATAATCAGCCAATTAGATTTGTCTTTGAGAAACTCTATACTCTCGGTGCTTTTTGCAGCATCAACAAAAGTATCATCAATATTATCAGTAGAGCAATATGGAACTACCGCATTAACTGTATACATAGCAATTTCGTATGAAATAACCGATACCATTTTCTTGAATGTTATATCGCTTGAATACATTACTTGGTTCTTGTCATATCCTAAGATGTTGACACGGACTATATTATTATCTGCTTGCAACGCTCTAAAGAAATCGTGCTTTAGCTGAAAATCCGTAATATCTATAGGATGCTCGTTACCCGATGGAATACTTATAATATCCAACAGGCTTACAAAAATAACTTTTTTATTCATTGTCTTCATCTGTTAATAATTTATCTATTGTTTTTTCTAATTCGTCTAATCTTAGAGTATAATCCTCTTCGTAAACGCATGTCAATGTAGAAATAAAGAACTTATCATTATCTGTTCTCAATTCAATCTCCATGTATTCCTCGTAATAGCTATCATATTTAATTGCTATCGAAAAGGAGTTCATGTAATCTGGGTTGAACCTCCTCTGCAAAGCTTGCGCTCTCGTAAACGCATCATTGAATTCGTTTGTCATGGTTCAATATTTTGTGTAAGCATTTCTCTGTTCTTTGCCATTGCATCATGGAAGCCTATATCGTATCTGTCGGTCTGCTCCAGCTCATAGTTCCGCTTTATAAGTTCACTTGTCTGATACGAACTCTTTGCTAGTTGAATTTTAAAATAGATAAACTCAACAAACATAACCATAAAGCAGATAGCAAAGCCTATTATTACTGCTGCCTTTGTATTCTCCTTACAGAACCTTACAATACACTTAGCAAGCCAGCATGTTGTACTAACTATGCCTACAAGTACAAGGTAAGGAATTCGTAAAAGAACCTTGCATAACATACCCATAGTACTCTTCGTATAAGATGCGAAATCCGTACTTGTAAAAACTAACTTTAACTTCTTCATATTTTAGCCTATTTAATGTTTATCAAAAGTCTTTTGTTAACGAACCACAACAAATCAATACCATTCATCATGCAATATCCGCAAAGCATGCCAATCAAGATTATTATCTTCTTGAACACTCGGTAATGTGTCATTTCAATCTTCAGCATAGACATCATCAAGTCTTCAAAGGAACGGTCTCTCATTGAATCTGGGTCTAGCCTCAACGATTTGACATTCATCTTGTACTTATTGGCCATTGAGAATAATATAATAGCAAACTCTGCTAATTTGTCCTCTAGAGTTCCGGCAACGAGTTTAGAATATATTTCTATCGTACCACGTCCATTAACATTTTCATATTCCCAACGTTTGGCGTTGAAACGACCTTCGTATTTGCGCATTTCTACAATAGCGTCAATTACGTTGAATGTTTCTGCTCTTTGGGTCTGGCTAGCAACATCAAAGTTGCAAGCCTCTATAATCTGTTCTATTTCTGCTATCTCCATTTTATACTATTGAATCTAAGTCAAAATCATTAGAAGGAATGAAAGCCACATGGTCTTTCTCCCTTGTCATCGTTTTCTCTCCTGTTCGCACGCAATTAATTTGCTTGGGATTTTTATGTCGTACTACAAATGTTCCAAAGCTGCGTATCATAACACGGTCTCTGTTTCGCAACGATTGCTTTGTGAGGTCTATGAAATAATTCACAATGGCTTGAACATCATCCTTGCGGAACTTTTTGCCATTTACATCTCTAAGGTTCTTAATGATTGCCTTGACAATTTCTTCTTTCTTCATATTCTATAAGTTTTTTATTCCCTAAATTTCTAATCAAGTCGTATGGGTCTATACCATATTTCTTAACGAAACATTCTCTTAGCTTGCATATAGCCTTAAAATCGGCATTTGTTGTATTCTTGACTATCATATAAGCTGAGTCTAATCTAGCATCAGCTTTAGGAGCTTTAACCCGAAAAATCTTGTTGCCTTTCTCGTCTTCGATAAGTTCTATATTAACTTCCTCGCCCTTAGCTTTTTTTCTTGCCGCCCATTCTTCATAAGTGATGGCATTTTGCTTGATAGCCTCATCTTCTTTAGCCTCTTTCTCTTTCTGTATATTTGCCTCTACTGCTTTTATGGCATCTATACGATGGGAACAGAAAGTATTCAAGCTCTTTGTTATAACTTGCGGATTTGGCTTCTTGTAGAATTTCTCAAACTTTCCGGCAATAAACATCTTGAAGAAAGTAATCAGCTCGTTCAGATTAAGGAAATAATACTCATCCTTTATAGCATTTGCAGTCATTATCTTGATATTTTCAGTAGCCTCATTATTTACAAAGCCACAAATACCATAGACATCAGAAACCCATGCTACAAGCCATGTTATTGCACTTCCTTCTCCATAACACAAGTCAAGATAGGTAAGTGTTGGTGCGTTGCTTTTAAAAGCTTTCCCGATTGGCATCTTACTACCTACTTGGCTTGATGGAGAGAAAGACATTAGAACGTTATCGAATGTTCCGTACTCATTGAATATTCGTTGCTTTTCTCTGTTGATTGAGACGCTGCACGAGGTCGGCTGATTCTTGGTAATAGCCTTGCTCTGCGTCTTTATTAGTCCCTTGCTTTCTATCATCATAATTTCCTTCCAATACTTTAACAAAATTATTTGGTCTCATAATCCAATCAAAACTCGCCATCCATCCATTACTACCATTAAGGAATGAAGATGCTGCCGCCTTGTCAATCATCAACTTCATCTGCTCACTCCCATATTCTTTAAGCCGTGAATTAATTATTGACTTTCTCTTCGATGTCAGGGCATGAACTAGAGGCATTCCTCTTCCAGCGATAACCTTATTGAAATATTCGCAAACCTTTTTTGCTTTATCATCCACTTGTTGTACACTAGGGACGTTATTCAATGCTATTCGTTCAGGTTCATTCTTGTGTGGTTTAGATTCTTCACCTTCAGCAAATTCTATGTTGTCTTCATGTTTCCAAATAAAGACTTTTCCGTTTCCGATAGATACCATTTGTTTCTGAAATAACCCATCAATAGCTTTTTTTGTCTTTGCCACCGACATACCTATCTTATCCGATAATTCCTTGTTGCTCCCATACACATATCCGTCTTTATCAGCATTAAATGACAGACGGACGAAAGCGACCAATTCATCTGCATCCAAGCTACATGCTTTTTCGTCTAATTTTACTACCATATCTTAAAAAAATGCATTTGTTAATTGTTTATTTCCACTCATTATTACCCACTTCCCTCTGCCGTTTTGATCTAGCAATTTCAAGTCTTCAACTTTTCCGAATCTATCATAAGTACCGCAAAGGTCAACAAACCAAGGTTGTTTTCCTTTCGATAGCCTAAGAAGTCTTCCTACAACTTGATAGTATTGCGCTAAAGAGCGTGTTGGCTTTGCATACACTACAGTATCTAACTCCGGATAGTCAAAGCCTACGACCAAGATTTGGCTATTTACCAGTACCTTAGTCTGCCCATTGCGGAAACGCTCGATGATAGCCTCACGTTCTTTAGGAGGTGTCTCTCCGCAGACCATTTCGCAGTTAGGTATGGAATAGGTCAGCATCTGAGCTTCTTTAACGAACTTGGTAAAAACCAAGATGCCTTTACGTTGTCCACCTCGTTTCGGATTAAGTAATCTATTGACAACACTAACTAGCCATCCGTACAAATCCACACGTTCATATTCTTGTTTTACACTTTGGTCTGTATAATCACGGCAAGTTGAATTTAGCTGCAAATTACCTTCATTCCATTGTGGCGGTGGACAAGAGTAATAGTTTGGCAGACAGATATATCCGTTCTTTGCCATATCCTCAACTTGAACATAGTAAATAAGCTCCTTGAAAATCTTGTCTCGACTTCTTGTCAGAAACTTCAGTATGCTACCATAGTTCTGATAGGAATACAAGCGGAAAGGTGTTGCGGTTAAGCCTATGACCTTACTCTTTAATTTATCAAGAAACTCCTTATACATACCGGATTCAGGTTTCACTAAATGAACCTCATCAATCAATATGTACTTGAAGTCAGTAAACAATTCGGGATGTCCTTTTACACTACCAATTGTAGCAAAAGTAACATCGCTGATTTCCTTTGATTTAAAGCTAGCGGAATAGATGCTGGCATTATCAAATCCATAAGAACAATACTTCTTGTAGTTTTGTTCCAAAATTTCCTTAGTAGGAGAGAACACAAGCACTTTATCCTTGAGCCTAGCAGCTATATCTGCCAAAATCAATGATTTGCCCGATGCAGTAGGGAGCACTTCCAGAGCGTTCCAATTTTTCTTTTCATCCAAGAAAAACTCAACTGCCTTCTTGCTTGCTTCTTCTTGATATGGTCTTAATTTAAACTTCATTTCACAAATAATATGAAATCACTTTTGTTACTATATAGGAATGCACAAGTCTTATGCATAACAAAAGCCAATAGAAAAATGACCTTACAGTTTTTATGGTGTGTCTCACCAAGACGATTGCAAAGGTACGAAGAATAATTTAATAATGCAAATAAATTAGTGTCTATAACTGTGACTATAACATTATTTAAACCTTATTAATTGTCTTTTTCTTCATTCATTTTCAGAATTAGAGCCGCATAGTATTTATAGAGTTCCTGTAATTCAAACACCGACCAATTCTTTGCTTGATGCTTCATTACTTCCAGTAAATCGACTTGTTGTTCTCCGAGCCGCTTTACTTCTTCCATATCTAAAGGAACGTGAGGATGCTTTTGCAAATAAGCCAATCTTCCAAGCTTCATTACTAAATTCTTTCTATAACCGATAAGATGGTCAGAAGAGAATCTGTTGCATCGTTTGCATTCCGCATTTTGATTACGTGTATCAAAGCGCAAGCTCATATGAGTTCGTCCGCAATAATGCCCATTGTCGGCTTGGTCGATTGGCAATATTCGTCCACAACTGATACATCTGAAGTACTTATAGTGAAACTCTCTAGAGTCTCTCATGCGGATATAAACCGACATAAGCCTATCTAGCTTGTCAACCCACTTTTGCTTCTCGCTCCTTTGGTGTTTAGGCTTCTTTCCACCTTTGTTGAATCTATCATAATATCCCATAATCTTTATCCTTTATCAAACCAAAAGTCATAGTTGCTGCTGTGGGGGTCGAACCCACAACCTTTTTCCGATTTGGGCGGACGTTCTACCATTGAACTAAGCAGCACCACCCCATAGGGGGATTTCAAACTAATTAAATAATAAGAAAAATGAAAAGCCTTACTCCTTTGGTTTACCCATATGCAAGAATACATCCATGATTGATGTTTCCTTAAGGCTTGTAATATTGTAATCAATCATAGTCTTACCCATAATCTCATCTACATTCTTACGAGCCTTCTCAATGGTATCACCCTGCACAAGATAACGAACCTTGGTCTTCCTCTCCTTGCCAGATTTTTCGTCAATAGTAATCATGTTAATACTGCAATCGTAGTATTTATCCTCACTATCTACCTCTGAAAGGAACAACTCAGAGAAACCAGCTTTCTTCATAGTGACAATCTCCATATCACCATTTGTGTATACCGCCATTTCTTCTGTAGTCTTAGCCTCGCATTCTGACCATGACAAGGCATCTACAACATATTGCTCTGTAGTTTTAGCGTTCGTTCCGTCTTCTAGAGTTTTCTCATAACGAACACCTACGATAAAATACTTTCCTGTTAATGATTTCATATTCTTTCTTTTTATGTTAGAGAATGTGGTATCGGTGAGGCTTGAACTCACGACCTAATGTTTAGGAAACATTTGCTCTATCCAACTGAGCTACGACACCAAGCATCCTATAAAAACTCTTTATTTAATTCTGCTTGCCTCTCCACCTGCGTCTGCCATACCATATAAGCATGGTCTTGTGGAGTCGGTATGTATAATCCTCTTTCCATTGAGCAATGATGAAGCCATCGGTCTATACATAAAGACATTTCTTCTTTGTCAAGGTCTGGTATGTGCCTCCAATATTGGAAGGTCTTGCCTTGTTTATTCTCACGCTCCCTAAGAAAAATATCCTTGTTTACACGTTTGAACTCTTGTTCGATATAGTCCTTAGTATATCCTTCTTCAATAGCTACGTAAGTGATTGTTACCCACAGATAAGCATTCTGCTGGATTGTCCTAGATTGTTGTCTCTCTTTAAGGTCAACAACAAAGAACTTCTCATTATAATAATCACTTTGTAGTTTCTTGGCTTTGGTTATCATAGCCTTGGTTCGTTCCTCGAACTTTTCAAGCTCGACCGGATTCAACATATTATATACCATCTTTTTTTAATGAAAGGTGGAGAAAATTAATTCTCCACCATAATAAGTTTAAAATAGCGCATCAGATGTGTTAGTACCACTCGGCTGCGCTGGTGGAATTGGTGCTGAACCTGCGGCTGGAGCTTGTGGTGGAAAAGGATTATTAGCAGCAGCTTGCATGCCACCTTGTGGCGCATTGTTCTGTGCTTCAATCTTTTGCATCTTGTAGCCACGAACAGATGTAAACCAGTCTGTTGTGCCATCCTTCTTTGTTCCTTGATATGATTCAACGTCAAAGAATACTTCAGCAATATCCCCGACATTAAAACCATCCGGTACATGTACATTCTTACCACTGAATTCAAAGATGATGCGCTTTTCGTAGCCACGTTCACCTGTCAAACCATCGAAACGTGTTGCATCAAGCATCAAACGTCTCTTTTCAAATGGTTCTTTACCTTGTCTCTGAATAGATTGAATGCCTTCGATAGCAACAATCTTACCTTTATAACTATTAGACATAACTTAAAATATTTAATAAAACAATAAATTATCCAACTCTTTTCAAGGTCAAACTAGGCTTTACCTTAGTTACCTTTTTATACTTTTTCAATAGATGGTTGTAAGCTTCTTCGTCATCCGCATCAAAAGCCTTCGTGTCTAACGTAACCCTCTCAGAAGCAGACTTCAATGAATAAGTGTAAATTGAAGTTTTATAAGACGTTAGGTTGTCATTTGACATACCATCAAAGATAGCTGCCGTCAACTCCTTTTCCTGTTCTTGCAATTTAGCAATGCGCTCTTGAACGTCCATGAGTGCGATTTCGTTATCTATAATGTAATAAGGTGTTTTTGTATCATCATTATACAAACGACCTTCTTTCTCGCATCGGAACAATTCTTTAACATCACTCGCTGGTCTTGGCTTGCCTAATGGGATGAGTTTACAGATTGTTCCACGCTTCTCGTCATCACGTAACCACATACAACATATACGTGTAACCTTCAGATGAGGATTCAATGTTTCGAAACCGAACTTATACATCGAGTTCTGCCAACGCACATACTCCTTATTAACGGAATAAGTACCCTTAATATCCCAAATCTCAACCTCATCGTCCGGTGCATCATCCTTGTGCATCACCAAGTCGATTGCACTTGCATGGTCTTCTCCGATTCGAAGGACATATTCGCTACCTATAATCTCATATCCATTCTTCTTGATATAAGCGACAAAATCCTTGACACTCTCTGAGGCTGGCTCAATACCCAATGAAGCAAACAACTCTACCTGCTCATGGATAATAGTGCCTTTTTCGGCAGCTTTCTTCAATACCTCTTCGCTTACGTTAGAGTACATATTGGGAAATACATACTGATGAAGCATACCTGTAATGCCACTTAATTCACGACCATCATAAAAGTATTGATGTGTGGAGTCCTCATAAAGAACTCCACTGTTATTCAATTGTATCATACTAATCTTGATTTAAATTGTGTCAACTTAGCTAAGAACTCTGCATTCTTTTGATATTCGGGATAAGCATCATAAACAGCTTTTAAATCCTTCTTGCTCTGTGCGAGTTCCATCTTTCGTAATGCACATTTGCGTTTAAACTCTTCGGACTTCTGAAGGTCTGGGAATCCGTTCCAAACTCTATCTACGTCCTCCCAAATTTGAGCCTGTTGCAATTGTGGATAAGCATATTGTTTTTGCTCATTAAGATTTTCGTCTTTTTCTTCCTCGCTCTTTGGGGCTGGTTCAGAGTAACCATATACTTCTTTCTGCTCATTCATCCATTCAAGAACTTCTTGTTCTGTCATGCCGCAATACCAACGCACAATGTTATTCTCATCTTGAATAATAAGTTTGGCAATACATCTGTTTGTATAACCTACATATCCAACATGGAAAATTGTCTTCAACTTTCCGCTTTGAGAATATTCGGTGTTTCGGTTGAGGTTGATGAATATCTTCTTGGGAGCAGTATACAATTCTCGACCGATACCTAAACAAGAGCATGCACGCTTGAAAGAATCACTTGCTTGACCTTTAACGGCTTCAGTGTTACTTGGCGTACCAACATCTTGCTTATCTATCCAACCGATGCCTTCTTTATAAACGGAAACCGTACAAAAGAGGTTCTGACCGATAAGCTCATGTTTACGTTTCCAACCATAGATGCCGAACTTCTCATCTAATCGTCTCATGTCACATCTTGCGTCCTTGTAAAGCAACAAGGAACACCAGTCCGGTGACTTCTGATTACCACCTTGACCAACACGGACTTCTATCTCATCTGCATCAAGGAGGCGAAACTCATAATCCTTAATTTCTACGCTCTGCCCTTCTACAGGCTTCGCTGCCTTATTCTCTGCCATAGTCGTATATTTTAAATAATCATTTTCTTTATCTGACAAGAAACAACAAGTTCATTGATTTCTTTGAGAGAATAATATCTAGGTGAGTTTTTACTATCACCTACATATTCTTTCATTAACCTATTCTTGACCCATTTGTCAATCATCTGTTTTTCGAATCCTTTTGATGCAAGATAGCATTCGGCATCCTTTCTGCGTATCTTGTCGGAACGCAAGCCCATTTCGAATTGGGCATCCATCCGTCCCGCTTGAAATGCGATAGATACTAATTGCTTAATCTCGCTTAATGACATATTCTTTCTACAGTTTTTATGGTGTGTCTCACCTTTTTATGTAATATTGCAAAAAATATATTAAATTTCTTGCAAGTTACGATATTTTTATGTATATTTGCAACATATTTAATGTTTACGAGTGCAAAGATAAGAAAAGTATCGCAAATATGCAAATAAATTAGTGTTTAAATATACTATATTAACCTTTATTATCTTTAAACTCTAAATGTTTACATAAATTAAGTTACACATGCGCTTACTGCGTATTAAATTTTAGGTTATGAATAGTGCATACGAAAGACTGAAGGCTGTAATCACTGCTTTGGGTTACACTTCAAATGAAAAATTCGAGGATACCGTAGGCTTAGGACATGGCTTCGTAAGCCGTATAACTAATCGTGTATCTTCCAAAAGCTTGCAAGCTATAACGAGAAAATTTCCGCAGGTAAATCCAAGTTATATTAGGACAGGAATGGGGGAAATGTTCATCTCTTCACCTATAAAGGTAAGCGAAAACGAAAACGCAAAGACTAGACTGCGTGAGTATCTTAAATATAAAGGAATTACCAAACGTGAATTTTGCGACAAAGCCGATGTGGCCTCTAACTTTCCAATCATAGGGAAAAATGGTGTGTTCACGGCAAGGGTATCTTATAGAGTAAATTCTAAATTTCCAGATCTTAATATGGATTGGCTAGCTAATGGAGCTGGTGAAATGTTGCAGCCGGAGGCTAATATTGAAAAATTCAACAACTACAAAAGCAGAATTGCGCCATTCTGTACGGAGATGGGAATTAGTACTACATTCTTCTTGCGGAAGTGTAAGAGCTATACCAGTGCAATTAACAGATTGCCGGATATGCCTAGCGAGACTTTCTTGAAGAATATCTCTTTGGCTTACCCTCAGCTAAATCTGAATTGGCTTAAGACCGGAGAAGGAAAGATGTTTAACGATGACATCAAATCGAATATCAATTCAAGCGTCAGCTTTGTTCCTCTTGTTCCACAGATGGCTTATGCAGGTTATCTCAGCGGATATGCAGATGATGTATATATATCATCGCTCCCAACAATCCCTATTGTAAAGGAAGATAAAGAAAAGTACGTAGCATTCGAGGTAAGCGGTGATTCTATGGATGATGGCTCGTCTAGAGCTTATCAGAATGGAGACATCGTTATATGTAAAGTCTGCCCTGACTACATGGTAAAGAGCAATGGACTTCATATAGACGGAAAGGAATATATCATAGTTCATAAAGAAGGTATTCTATTGAAGCGTATCATTGACTTGGATATGAATAATGGAAAGCTTATATTGCGTTCCTTTAATCCTACCTATCGTGATTTAGAGTTGGATTTAGCAGATGTGAAGCAGCTCTTAGTTGTGGAATATCAGCAGAAAAGGAAATGATAATGTAAAGTATATTTGTATGTTCTGTGGAGTAGGCTTGCGTAAAATGTCGCAAAATTGCCGCAAAATGATTATTCGCCTATAGCGTAAGTCGCTATTGTTTAGATATTTTATTGGTGTTCCGTATAACAGCCTTCTAAGCTGTGGGTCTTGGGTTCGAACCCCAACGGAATCACTATAATAGGCAAAATGAAACTTATTTGTACAAAAATAGCGTGAGAGAACAATAGTAGTAAGTTGCTTATTCATAGGTACTTATCTCTGTTGTTCTTTTTTGTTTTTAAATATATTTTATCACTTATTCCTCTTTTATGTACTCTTTTCGTAAATAGCTGTTAATCAATATGTTATGAATTTGACGTATTGAGAAATCATCCATGTGTGTTACAAATGTGTTATCAAAAAGCGCTAATGTGTTATCAGAATAGAGAAGTTGAAATCCTTAATGACCGTGACCTTAATGACCGGAAAACGGCCCTAAACATTTATTTGTTTTTCTGATGAAACTCCTTCCTTGTCTTAGCCATTGCTTCCGTAGCCCTATCGTGGGTTTCTATCAGCAATGGACTCTTGTGATATTGTACAATCTTGACTTCGACTGAGTTGTGCCTTTTCTTTACCTCGATGCATTGAATGATCAAGTCCGGATTGGCTGATTTAGCCGTTGGAGTCTTGTCAAAGTTCTGAATATAGGCAGCGTTGGTCAGGAAGAGAATGTCGGAACCT